AGCTTGTAAAGCTCGTGGAATTTTTAGGTGCAAAACCCAAAGGGAATTTTCCATGAAACGCCTCACTCTCGCGGTCGCTTTCTTCCTCGCCTTTGCGGCATCGGCTTATGCTGGTCAAGTCGGGACCGCCAGCACTTGGTCTCCTGGGCAGGTCTATATTTTTGCCGAGCCTTACATTCTCGCGGCATTCGGGGCTATTTTCTCCATCCTTCTCGCTTGGTTTGCACAGCTCTTGAAACGCAGGCTTGATATCGATTTCACGACGGCGATGCAAACTGACTTGCAACAAACTGCGCTCAACGCAGCGGGCCGCATCATGGCTCGGGCGGAACCCTCCTTCGCAAGCGCTCAGATCGATGTCCACTCGCCGCTTATCGCGGAAGAGCTTCCGCATGTCCTGGTCAATGCGGAAGACGCGGTGAAGGCCCTTGGGATCACGCCGGATAGGGTCAGTGCGCTCATCCTGGCCAAGGTCGGGCAGCTTCAGGTGGCTGCGCAACCTGCCGTTCCGTCAGCGCCGGGGGCACCCTGATGGATATCATCGCCGCCATCGAAGTCGCGGCGGCCACGGCCAGCCGTCAGGACATCGGAACCACGCTTGCCGACATCAAGATGCTTTACGGCGTCTACGATCAGGTCAAGACCGCCGGGAAGATCGACATCCCGGCGATGGAGAGGGCAAAAACGCTAGGCCCTACCATCAAAGCCCTAGCGCGGACAAGCGCGTTGCTTGACGCACTCCAAAGCGATCCGCAAGCCGGGCCGCATGTCGCGGCTCTTCTGACATCGCTTTCGTAACCACTTTCACCCTCACAAAATAGGATTACGCATATGTCATTCCTCACTGAAATCGAAACCGAATTCGGCGTCATCAAAATCAATGTGAATACCGTGATCGGGAAGGTTATTTCCGGCATCGAACTTGTTGCCAGCGAGGCAGATGCCCTGCTCAATTGGGCTATCAGCCAGTCCGCGACCATCCAGGCCGATCTTACCGCCGCGACACCGATCATTTCGGCTGTCACGGGTCTTTTGACGACTGCGGCGACGGGCAACCCGGCGTTGGGCGTGGCCGCCGCCGATGCCGTCAGCGGGATCAATGTAGCGGTCACTGCGGCTGAGACTGCCGTCAAGGCGCTCAATGCCGCCAATGCTGCCCTCACGGCTTCCAAGGCTGCCGGAAATGGCAAGGTCGTTAATGACACGCAAGCTGTGATGGCGGGCATCCAATCAGTCATCGGGGCGTCTCAGACCGTCGCTAACGTCAAAAGCGTTGCGCTGGCTGCCGCCGTGACGATCCAGGCCGCGATCAACGCCACGCCCGCAGCGCCGGTGCCCGCGTCAGTCGTCCAATAATGTTCGCCGCCCTCGTTTACGGTGTCATGTCAGCATGCACCATCCCGAATGGGGGCGGCGCCTGTGAGTTTCTGATGCAAGCTCACGGGCGTGCGCAATCGAAAGATTGCGGCACCCACGAACTCATCCGCGATGACGGCACGACATTTCGGATTACGATTAACTGTAAACACTCCAAACCAGAATAAGGCTTGACTAGCATGGACCTCACATCTGCGGTTGGATTTGCAACCATAGCTTTGGCATTCGGAGCCATACTTGGTCATGCTTTTGCCGCTGGTGGCAAGAACGAGTCTATCAAAAAGAACACTGCGGAAATTGAGGCACATAAGATCGAGGCAAAAGCTCGCTGGGAAACAACGGTAGCTGAGTTTAAGGAAATTAGAAAAGAGCATATGAATTTTGAACTCATGGTGACGAGAGATTATGTGAAGAATGAAGATCTTGAAGCAACGGAGTCTCGTCTTATTACTTTGAATTCAAATACTCTTAGTCTGCTTAAAGAAATGTCCGGGAAGGTTGATCAGCTTCTTGGATGGGCTAGGAAGGCTGACGTAGACCATCATTGATCTAGATCAAGATGACCATACAATTCTATGATCAAAAGGATAAGGTCATATGGCAAATGGGTTTTCTCGCGACGATGCTGCACGCACGATAGAAGCAATCATTCAAGCCGAATCCGAAGGATACCCACGAAAGTCAACGAAACCATTTGAGAAAAGTTCCCTTACTCGCGCGGCAGAGATATTAGGTGTTAATTTTAGTACAATGCGATCACGATGTAAGCCAAACGGTGCTCTTGCAAATCTTGGTTTCACGCTCCCCGATGAAATCGTAAAGCCCAAAGCTCCTGATTATGCTACATATTTCGAGGAAGCAAAAACACGAGCTATAGAACCGAAACCTATACCTCTAGCCGATCCCATAGATGATTTTGTTGATCCAAAAATAAATCCAATCGCATCTCCCATTATTCTGTTAAAAGACACTTCCCTAACGCCTGCTGAACGCCGGGACGCTGAATTCTGGCGGAAGCGATATGAGAGCGAGCGCAAAGGAAAGCTAGACGTAGAGCATCTTCTAAATGAGGTTAGTGGCGTCGTCGGGCAGCGTGTAGTCCCTCCGCAATGGTTGATGCCAAGCATTGGTGGCCCGAAGAAACGATCGGTTATCGGTCTTCTCCTAACTGATTTGCATGTTGGAGAGGTCGTCGACCCTGACGAAATTAGCGGTCTCAATGCCTATAACCCTGAGATTTTCCAGCAACGCATACGCCGGTACATCATGGCCGCTTGTGAGGTTGGGGTTAGATGGAGTTCAGATTGTCAAAATCAAGGCGCATTTGTCGTCATTGGCGGGGATTTGATCTCTGGTGATATCCATGATGAATTGAGGATGACGAATGCCCTCACGGCTCATGAACAAGCTCTCCTGGCGGCTCAAGAGCTAACCGCCGGTCTAAAGCATGTTGCTGATACATATGGCCGGGTCCATGTGGTCTGTGTCGCCGGAAACCATGGCCGGACAACCGTAAAGCCTTCCCAAAAACAATATGCCCGTCTTTCGTATGATACGCTGACGACCAAGATGGTTGCTATGTCGCTTGCAGGAGACAAAAGGATTACGATCGATATCCCGAATAGCCGAGATGCGATTGTGCCGATCTTTGGCCGGAATGTCTTTATCAACCACGGGGATGGCATGGGAACAGGCGGCGGTATGGGTTTCGCCGGGCCGATTCTCCCGATAGCTCGCGGATCGAAAAAAGTGGAGCTTCAGCAATTCCGCGCAAAACGGTCATTTGATCTTCTATTGCATGGTCACTACCATCATAGCGCCAACCAGAATATGACGCTCTCAAATGGGAGCTTCCCGGCGTACACCGAATATGGCAACGGGCTCCGTATGGGTGTCGAACCTCCTCAGCAATGGCTTTTCCTACTCCATGAGAGATGGTGGCTCCGGGAGCGTGCAGAAATACAACTCGATGAGCCGAGTTTTAAACCGCTTCCCCCATCGCAATCTCCATTCGCGCGATGAGTTTCGCACGAGCCGATGCCGTTATGCTCGTGGTCTCTGGGGATGACCTTCAGCTCTTGGTGGTCTCCGAAGGTCAAATGAATTACTATGAGTTAACCACTTCGTCCGCCGCTGCATTGATGTCCGATGCCGCTCGGATTTGCGCCGGGCAGATTCTTCCACGATCCAAAATCTTAGGAGCATCCCATGCGAATAGGCCCAAGGATGATCAAGGCATTTAGATCCAAACATGACGCGGCGCTGTATAAAATCATGTTATGGTCGGCATCCTATGAAAATGCGAAAGACTGCGGGGAAATCGAAGAATGTGAGCAAGCATTACAGGAAATGGCTTTTATCGTTCTCTCGACGCGGAATGATTTTACAGTCTCAGAAGAGATCGAGATGATGGATAGTAAAATAACAACCCTAAAACCACGAGGCGCTTGATGGAAGCCAGACATACACTGCCGAATCGGCGAGAGAGCTATATTATTGATTTTGAGCACAGGAATATGCCATTTACTGTTGGGTATAGCTTTTTTAAGGAAAGCGGGAATCTGGCAGAAATTTTTGTTCAACCTCGATTGCCATCTAGTGATTTGCATGACGAATTGGGAAGCGCATCAACGATTCTTAGCATTTCTCTCCAATATGATGTCCCACTTTCGACGATCCGATCTGGCCTACCAAAACATGCAAATAATCGCCCTTGTTGCATAATTGGAAAAGCTCTTACCGCTATTGCATCTGCCCAAAATATAGAATGAATTTCACTTGAAGCTATTCAGCTTCCTCCCAAGACTTAGCCCCGGCCGGTGAAATCGGCACGTCGCGCATGGGCGCGCCGAATCGTAGTCTGGAACCTGGACGCGGCCGTTGATGTGGACGATATCAGCCATCGGCGTTCTCCGATAGAGAGGCAAGCGCGGAGCGGGCAATGGTTATTCTCTGGTTGAACATCATCGGCTCGGAGCCATCGTCCCCATTTTGTTCCATCCAATTTGCTAGGTCGAGGACAATGGCCCGCAAGCCAGGGAGGCAAGCGAGCCTGATTTCACGAATTAGACGCCGCAGCTCAAATCTCTTTGACCGGGGATGGCTGTTTCGTCTCACACGAGCCCGCAAACACGGGCAGGAAGGTAGGTGGCACATGACAACATAACTTGATCCATTGGCTAGGGTCGGCGGCTTCGTTCACAGCGAAGTTGCCGACTTCAGTTTCATGGGCCGGGGCTGGTAGCCGAGAGCCGGATTTCCACCTGTGCGCTCCGGAGTCCGATCCCCCGTCGGTCCACCTTAGTTTTTGGTATACGAAAGCGTTGATTCCGTCAAGGGAATTAGCGTTTTTCGGTGCTTTGCCCGAACAAAATTCCCAATGTCTCGCCCTCAACGAAAACGATTCCTTCCCGATCCAGCGCAACTTTCATTGCCTCTATATTTGAAAGACTGTTTCCGGCCACCACTGTTTCTTTGGTCTGAGACGCGGCACGTAATATATTTTCGTTAGTGTTCAACGCCATCAAGAGCGCTTTTTGCGCGGCCTCGTTCCCGCTCTGCATGCGGTCTACTACCTTGTTGAAGTTTTCAAACTGAGACTGAGAGACGAAACTCATTGTCTCTAAGGCCTGCTTTCTTTCGTTACCCCGAACTTCTTCAAGGTGCACTTCTTTTCTGGACTCCAAGAATGCTGTAAAACCGTAATAGCCCGCCGTGACAAGCGCGAGCCCTACGATAGCTATGACGATTTCTGTTCCGGTCATTTTTCCTACCAGCTGTCAAGCATCAGTTTTTATCTCCTGCTTGAGCTTCGGAAGCCGGATGGTCATCGCATGGTAGTTCAAACCCTTGCCGGTCTCGCGATAGAGCGCTTGCGACTTAGCGAGCGTCTCGTTCCACACCCAACGTGCGCAACCGAACTGGACAGCCAAAGCCTGAGCTTGCTGGTCAGTCGGATAGAGGCGTATGCGGGTCTCGGTCAACATTTCTTAGGCATAGGTAGTCTTTGTCTAAATAGCAAGAGGCCGCCTTATATCTCCGCCCTGAAGGGCGAGGCTTTACGGCGGAAAAAGTAAGCGCCGGTCTTTCGGGTCTTTGCCCTCGCATTGGCAAACGCGGCAAGCCAGTTCCCGGCTCGTAAGAGGTTCTGACGACTTCCTAAGCTCTGCCAGGAGGTATTCCCGAAGCTCGTTCCGGTAGAACAGGACGATGCGGGTTTGGAACCTGAGACTGCCGGTCCGCCTCGGCTTCGAGCATGCCGATGAAACCTCGCGCGATCATATAAATCGGATCAGGTGGACCGCCAATGCCAAGCGCGGGGGTCCCAACGGATTGCCGGATTAATTCCGCAGCACGGAAGAGGCCAGGAGCGAGTGGGCCTCGCGGTGGTTGGTCGCGAAGGGCGGCGGATTTAGCAAGAGCATCGTCGCGTTGGGCGATCATATCATTTAGTTCGTGAAAGAGTTTCTGAGCGGTATGGTCGCGATGCTCACTCAATTTCTCCGCTGCCTTCAGCGCTGCGATCAGCGCAGCGTGGTCGTCGAGAAGATCAATGATGGCTGGCGGAGCTTCAGCAAGATGAAACCGCCCTTGCGAACGGAGATATTGCGCTTTTTTGTCTGTGACTTTAAGTTCAACCATGCTTATATTCATCCTCTATTTCCTAGACAACTGGTGAGCGTGCCATCACTTCATCCCGAATCGGCGCTGGATTTCCGTGAGACCGGGCGGCTGAATTTTCCCGGCGGATTTCTCCGCGCGGGCAGCATCTTTATCCTCGCGCGTCCGTCCCGAGAGCGCGGTAGGGGCGACTTTGATGCCGAGGTGGGCCGTCTCTCGTCGTTTGGCTTTGGCGATCTGAGCAACATCGATGGCGGTTTTCTTAGCATGGCAGGCAAGACAAAGAATTCGACAGTTTTCGAATGTCGGCTCACCGGTCAAACCATCCGGATTATCGTGGTCCCCGTGGAATCGGCCCGGTTCGGCTTTGACCAAACATCTCGATCCATCGGCCAAGATGCCCTCGCATTGAAAGCCAGCATGAGCGAGGCGTTGCTTGATAGTCGCAGCGGAGAAATTCTTGCGTTTGTTAAGATCGGTCATTTTGATCTCGATGGAGACGGGCTTCGAAAATTCTCTATGCCGCCCTTCCTGAATTTCGTGATAATTCCTCGACAGTTATCCCGATCATCTCGGCCATGATCTGAAGTGTTTTTTCTTTGCTCTCTTGAAAATCTTGACCTCCCATAGCCTTGAGGCTTTGGCTCTTGGCGGTATAGACCGTAACAACGCATTCAGAGGGCACGACAATCGCATAACAGTCCATCGGCCGGACAAAAGCCGCAATGCGAACAGCCTCCGCTTTCGAGCTGCAAACGATCGATCGTTCATCAGCGTACCCAGCGCGAATTAGGCATTTCTTGCGGAACTGTTCGACGCTGATATATTCGTCCGCGATATCATCGGGAAGGTTTTTATAAGCCTCTAGGACACAACAGAAAAAATGGTCGTGTGACTTGGATGATCTCCCCTTGGCTTCGTCGAGAAGGTATATCTGATCGACGACAAAGGTTTCCTCGCATTGCTTTTTGAAGCGCGCCATCGGGACATGTGCGTGACCATTCCACTTGTACAGAATCGCCGTTTCAATTTTATCTTTCATACCGAACTCCGTTGTGATTTCGATCATTCCCCAATGCTGGTTATTTGTGAAGTTCCTCGTGCAATCTGATAACTTTCTTGGCCCCTATTGCCCCGCGTTCGATCCATCGAAAATGTTCAAGGCTATTGAGAGCGAGCTTTAGCCAGACGCGGGTAAAAAGGTCTTCTTCGTCCTTGATCATTCTGGCAAGCTTATTATGAGCACCAGTATACCCACGTCCGTCCCGTGTGAAGCAATCACCATTGTGCGCGCATTCTTCCGCATCAGAGCATGCTGGCGCATATCCTTGGCATAGCACCATTGCCGTTGCGAACGCCTCCGGCGAAGCATTGTGCTTTAAGGATGGTTTTGTGGTCATGTTGCGCTCCTGAACCTCTGGATCAGGGCTGCCAGTTTAGCATCAACTTCTTCGAGGAAAGCGATGGCCTCTTTTTCCATTTCGACAATGCGAACGCCATCCCGATGTAGCCGTTTGACGAAGAGTTGCATGTCAGCTGGCATACGTGGATCATAGGATACGAAATCGCACCATTCGCGCCCGGTGCATGCCATCTGCCAGAGCATTTGCGTGCAATATTTTGCAGGGATTGTTTGGCCTAACAATGTTTCAATGTGCGTAGCGGTATTAGGACATTTAATTTCGACGAGGCCGGAATCCAGAACAAGACCATCCGGCGATGCACCGCTCATTGAAATTTTGGGATGATCGACGAATCCTACTTGCGTGACTTCGATATCGATCAAAAATTCGTAGGCGATACGCGCATTTGGCTCTTGATCCACACCCCAACGCATGGCCTCATTGGTGAATCCAACCGCGCTCGTGCCGGTTAGGCGTTCGGCCACGAGATCGGCCATGAGGTTTGCTCGTGATGCGCCCCATCCGCTCTTCGTCTTTGCCAGAGCATCTGCTAATCGCGAAGCTGTCAATTTTCCGCGCCTTGCCGCATGCCATTTCTCAGATCCCTGGATAATTTCAACGACTTCGGTCATAATAAACCCCTAATACGAGATGCAAACATTAGGAACCAATTTCTGAGCGATGAGAGTGACGACGACCTTGGCGATGTCTTCCGACACGCCGCCTTGGACAAGCGCCGCAACGGCGCCCCGGTTGATCGCCGCGCAATGTTTCTTGTTTGCCTCACGATCCTCCTGCTCTTTCATCTTGCGCGCGGCATCTTGCTCGGCCTCGCGCTGCGCCTGGGCGATAGCCTCAGTGGCCTTGCGCTCTGCGGCGGCAGCTTGTTCCCTCAGAACCTTGATTGCGTGGGGATCGTGAACGTTCGCGGGATCTGCTTCGAGAATGAGCGGAATCCCATTTTCAGCGGCTCTTAGATTGTCGATGCATGCTTGCGGCCGGAAGCTTGATCCGGCGAGGTTGGTGATGATCTTCACAGGATGTCATCCTTCTTTGTCGCCTTGGCGGCTTCCTTTTGTGCTTTGGCTTCGAGTTTTTGGGTCAGCATCTCGTATTTATCGGCCCGGATTGTTTCGAGCGATTCCGCACCCGCCAGATCGAGAAAGATTTTCAGGTTCGACTTGGTGAGTTCGATCTTATCGCGGATGGTCTGAACCTGCTCCGTTTCGATGAAGCGAGAGCCGCCAGCCGCATTGCCGTCATCGTCATCATCGAATTTGTTTGTGGTCACGGCGATATTGAAGATCATCGGGAGAAGTGTTGCCTTACCATAGGTTACGGCACTTTTCATCGCGTGAGTCTTGGTCATCACGTCTCCTCCCTTGGCCCCTTTGCCGTCACAGGGCATATCGACGTGGTGGTGTTTAGTGTATCCAGAATTCGAAACCTCGGCGATGATCCTGATCTGATCTTCCTTACCGCAATCCGCCGTGTCGTAGGTGACAGAAAAGCCGTGCCTGGAATAAATCGGCCGAATCGCATGATCGAGAGCCGCATAGGATGCGTATTTGCTTCGCGTCTGCGAGTTGTCCTTATCGACGAGCACGGCTTTCATTTCGGCTTGTGCTTGGGACATGGCGCGCATGAATTCCGCCTTGGCCCGATCATTTTGCATTTCCTTCTGCATCGCCATCAGCTCTTTGAGCCGGTCGAGCGATATTGTCGGATCGGTCGCGAAACGTTCGAACATCGACAGCATCACCAGGTCTTGGCTCATGGCTGGCACTGGAACCTGCATTTTCTCGACTTTTGCGATATCGTTCATGGTGTTTCCTTTGCTCCGCTTAAAACTTCACATTTTGCCAATTCACGGTGTGCTCCTATAGCCGTCTTCGGGACCGTGGATTGTGACATTTTCCATCACTTTCCCCTCGATAGTTCGATCTTTGCCCAAGACGGGACGGCATGGTGATGCGACGGATCAGGCGGACAAACCACGCAATACGCCAAAAACCAAACGATTCCGACAAGCGTGAACATTCCGGCATCGACGATCCAGTCTTTCCAACGGGGAAGGCGATTCGTATCGGTTTTCATAGCTGCGTTCTCCCGCCGCGTGGAATGCCGTATTTCTCGGCGCGATAAGCGATGATGCGGTCTTGCTTTGCGATGGCTATCACGTCATCGCGATAGTCCGCGATCTGCGCCGGGTCGATGCCGTGATCCCACAACATCGCGTTGATTTCATCATCGGTGCTTCGATCCCATGCCTCTTGCGCAAGAACATGCGCGGCGAGCGCGGCGGTCGGATTTTCATCGGCGAGCGAAAGCCGGTTGATGTGCCCGCGCGCGTCGATAAATCGAGAGCCGTAGTCGTGGACGGGCAAGGCGTCTTGTGGGGTGATGACGAGCGCGGTCATGGTTAGAAATCTCCTTGAAGGCGGTGATCTGTTTCTTCTTCCACGATCCGCTCGTAAACATTCTACGATTCCGAAAGGTGTTCCTCGATCAGAGCTTCGAGCCATCCTGGAATTTCAAGGAAAACCGGCTCTTTGCCGGGAATATCCTCGCATATGGATTTCAGCGTGATCTCGAATTCCATCGGGGAGCCTGGATCGCCGCCGCACGCATAGGATGGCCCCGTAGGGCCATAGGCTTCCGCCGTGATTTTGTACTCGATCTCCGCGACGAAATTGGTTTCGGCGATGGTGAAGAAAGCTTTCATGATCATTCATCCTCTGCTTGTGGCTTGCCATTTAAACCGCCCTTTTTGATCCACGCCTCAAACCTCTCAGCCGATCCCCAACAGCCAGCGGGCGCGTCATTGTATAGGAATTGAAGATAGTCTCGAACGCGGCGGTGTCCGTCGCGCTCAACGGCGGCGAACGCTCCGAAAAGATCATTCGATAAAATCGCCGTCAGAAAATCGCCGGGTTCGATCCCGTGTTCGATATAACGGAGCAAGCCGGGTCGCATGTAAGCCGGAATGCGAATCATCATTGGTTCAAAAATGCTGCCCATGATCAATCTTCCTTTGGCTGAGGGATCGGTGTAACCTGCATTCGCAGAGCCTCAACGAATGCCGTGCTGGGAACGTCGAGGCCGAAATATCCACGGTCGAGCCCATAGAGAAACGCCTTCACGGTGATCGCAAGTTCGGTTAGACGTTTCTCGGCTGGAACGTCTTCGCGCTCAGCTAGGGGAATGAAGTTTTTGTTGGTCATTGCCTTGCTCCTGTCAAATCGGAGGACGTTGCCGCGCTCGCCGCTTCAAGATCGGCTAGCCGTTTCATATCGGCCAATGCTTCGGCATTCGTTTCGTAAAAACGAACCGGGCTAACGGGCAGATAGGGGGAACTCTCACGATAGATAAGTTGTGCGGCAAGACATGTGTTGTGGTAGCGCTCCAAAGCATATCCGGCCTCGCCAGCCAAATGAACAACCCATCCAGCACGGCGATGGGCCGTGCCGCAGGTATGCCATGCGTTCATTTCAAGAGCTTGAGGCTTAGATGCAGCTTCCAAAACCTTGGCGTGGATATTCTCGATTTTAGGAATTGGCGGAAGAGTAAGCGGGTCACTTCTATCTTTTTTGCCCGAGCAATCCGAGCAACGCGAGCAATCCGAGCAATCCGAGCAATCCGAGCAATCCGAGCAATCCGAGCAATCCGAGCAACGCGAGCAATCCGAGCAACGCGAGCAATCCCAGCAATCCCAGCAACGCGAGCAATCCGAGCAACGCGAGCAATCCGAGCAACGCAAGCAATCCGAGCAATCCCAGCAATCCCAGCAACGCGAGCAATGCGAGCAATCCGAGCAATCCGAGCAACGCAAGCAATCCGAGCAATCCCAGCAATCCCAGCAATCCGAGCAATCCGAGCAATCCGAGCAATCCCAGCAATCCCAGCAACGCAAGCAATGCGAGCAATCCGAGCAATCCCAGCAATGCGAGCAATCCGAGCAATCCCAGCAATCCGAGCAATGCGAGCAATCCGAGCAATCCCAGCAATCCGAGCAATCCGAGCAATCCGAGCAATCCGAGCAACGCAAGCAATGCGAGCAATCCGAGCAATCCCAGCAATCCGAGCAATTTCGACAGTCGATCAGCGTTTCGAGGGATGCTCGTGCTTTCGCCTCGCTACCCCAAAACGCGATTGTCGCGCGGTTGCCATTAGAATCGGAAACTTCGGTAATTTCTGCTTGATCCATCTCATCTCTCCTAAAGTGGATAATTAATCCGACGTTCTGCCATTCCGTCTGTGATGATCATCGTCTTGTCCCGTCTTTTCGTTTCCATGGCCCACAGAAACCACGTTCTGTAATTTCCGTCAACCCACATTTCGTAAAAAATAATTTGATGGAGAGGATTGACATTTATAACTCCATGTCACTTTATATGAGATATGAAGAAACCAGTCACGATCAAAGACCTTGAAGATACCGCGATACGATTAGGCGCCAAGCCTAAGACTGTTTGGATGTGGCGCTATCGCGGCGTTCCGGCCTCATGGCAACTTCGTCTTGTCAAGGAAGGAAAGGTGCCCCCATCTTTCCTCGACCAATTCACCGGTCCCTATCCTATTCGGCAATCGCGTGCCAAGGGGCGCACATGAAATTTCCATCGTTGCCTCATCCCCGCCCAGAGCCGAAAGTGATTTGCGTGTTTTGCGGCGGCGACCGAACTAACCGGTCTTTCCTCGTGCAGATGACCCCCACAATGTGGATTTGCTATTCTTGTCTTTCCACAGCGAATGATGTGGCACGCGATCATTTCACAATCCCAGGAGCGATTCGATGATCATAGCATTCTTCCGGCCCGTCTTCTTTTTCATCGTGTGCTGGCTGCGGGCCGGGCTTTTCTTTTGCGAACTCAAACTAAGCATGAATTAAACCATGGTACCTGAAATGATTATGACGGCAAAGATCAATCTCCGCGTTCTTCGCTCAGTATCGAAATTCTCCAGCAAGAAAGAGACTCGATATTATCTGAACGGCGTCAAATTGGAAATAGAGCCGCGCGCTGTGACTTATATCGCTACGGATGAGTATACGCTCTTTGTCCGTCGCGATCCCAAACCAGATGATGAACCCGATAACGATATGACCGGGGAATTCATTATTCCGACGTCTTCTTTCTCGTCATTCAAGCTGAAAAAAAGTGATTTAGGCCATGCTGATATTTTCGGAAATATGGCCGAGATGCAGATCAAGCATGAAGATATCGGCATCGTATTTCGTCCGATCGACAAAGTATTCCCCAACTGGCGCGCAGTGTTTCCTCGCTTGCCTCTGAGCGGGATTATCGGTCAATTCAATGGGAACTACATTTCCCGCTTCACGAAGGCATCGGAAGAATTATCCATGGGTCACCCAACTATCCACCATAACGGCGTCGGTGTATCGATAATTCGGTTCGGTCAGGAAGATACATTTGGATGCATTATGCCGTTTCGTGTGGAAGATAGATCATCCAAATCGCTCCCCGAGTGGATATATAGCGATGATCCTGAATCAGTCGAGAAAGATGCAGAGTGATCATCCGCCGCAAACACCCTGAGAATGATCTACAGCAAGCCATCTACGATTATCTCCTCGCCGTCCTTCCGCCGCAAGATTGGCTCGTATATGCGAACCCAAACGCATCACGGCGCACGGCGGGCGAGAGGGCGTCGAATGGCGTGCCAGGATTGACGAAAGGGATTCCAGATTTATCAATCCTGCAACACGGGGGCAAAATGTTCTACCTCGAAGTTAAGGCCGCGAAAGGTGTCCTTAGCGATCCGCAAGAGACCATCCGTAATCGGCTAGATCGGATGCTAGTCCCGTTTGCGGTGGTACGGTCGATTGAAGACGTTCGGGTCGCATTAAGACAATGGGGAATCAAAACGAGAGAAATCTGATAACCGGATATTCTCAATTCAAACAGGAGCGAACATGAGCAACGATATCGTATATGAGGATGCGCCTTTTGAAAAAATCAATAAAAGGCCATCGAACTCAGAGATTATCCGAAATATGCCCGTTGGAAAATCTTTTCTTTTCCTTCATGGCAACCAATACCAATCAAGCTTGGCATCGATGAGCTACCTTCACGGAAGAGACAATGGGAAAAAATTCCGGGTGCGCTTGGAAGGCGCGGATGTCCGCGTTTTCCGTATCTCGTGACTCGATTTGCATGGTGAAGACATGATCACTCCATGTGACTTCGACTGCATGCGACCGGTAAAGCGTTGGACACCACATCGGAAATATTTCATCGTCCAAGGCGTTCGCGATGGTTCTTTGAACCTTGCTGCCGTCATGCGAGTGCATGGCATCAGCTATGAAGAATACGCTATCTGGGCGCGGTCCATCGCTTCGCCGCCTATCGGTATCTCGATCAAGGGTTCGGAAATGACTACGTTGTTGCCAGGCCTTTTACAAAAGCATTTTTCTTGCGTGCTCGCGGACCCTCCATGGCGCTTCGCGTCAAACAGCGTGGCCAAGCCGGGCCGCAACGCCATGCGCCATTACGATTGCATGTCGCTGGACGATATTGCGGCCCTGCCAGTCGCGGAGTGCGTTGCCAACGACGCGGTTCTCTTTATGTGGATTACAGGGCCGTTCCTCGCGATCGCGGCACATATCCCGATCATGAGAGCCTGGGGTTTTAAACCGAGCGGCATGGGGTTCGTTTGGGTCAAACTTAATCGCCGCGCGCCTGAGCTTTTCACGGCCCGGCAGGATCTCGCGATGGGCGGTGGCTTCACGACCCGGAAGAATGCGGAATTTTGCTTGATTGGAAAGCGCGGCCGCAGCTTGCGCCTTGATGCCGGAATCCATGAAATCATCATCGCGCCGCGCCGCGAGCACAGCCGCAAGCCGATCGAAACGCATCACCGGATCGAACGATATTGCGCCGGTCCACGCCTTGAGCTATTCGCGCGTGAAAGCCGCGACGGTTGGACGACATGGGGCAATCAAGCCGGAAAATTTGACCAGCCAGTTTTGGACGTTGCCGAATGAAGGAGCTTCCCGCTATCATGATCGCGGCTCTTAAGAGAGCACAGAAACGAGCGCTGGACCGGCGGGACGCTTACGCCGCAAGGCTTCTCGGTGAAGCGATTGATGATGTGCGAAAAGCCGTCTTGGAATCTTGGAAACGGAAGCGGCGTTATTAGTACCATAAATCGAGATAGGAAACCGATGTCTTTTTGGACGAAGGAACGGATATCCGAACTGCGAAGAATGATCGATGAAGGGTATTCAAGCGGGAAAGTCAAGGACTTGATTGGCGCGACAACGCGAAATGTCGTGATTGGTAAAGCTTACAGGCTAGGACTACGGTTTCAGGGGAGAAAGATGGAAACAGCGCAAGACGAATCGCTACCAGCCAAACGCAACCACGGGAAAAAACCTCCGCTCCCGGCGCTCTTAGTCGAGGTTTCGTCTCTTAAAACAGCACTTACCATGCTGTTGGACGAAGATCCGGTTGTCGAGCCACCCCCGATCGTCCAAGACGAGCCTCAAGCGTTAAAGACGCTGATGGAGCTAGGCTATATGGATTGCCGGTGGCCCGTCGATGTCGAGGGCGGCTTTCTGTTCTGCGGGCAGGTCAAGGATCGAGGATCGTATTGTCTCGCCCATGCGAAACACGCTTTTACCGGGAAGATGTTCAACCGGGAGCCCGGATATTCGTGGAAGCCCGCAATTTCAAGGAAAGTCTGAAATGAAAACGCACTGCATCGCGGGACACTCCTATTCCGATAATCCCCCACGATCGCAGATAGGGAAGAACGGAAAATCTTATTGGAAATGTCGAGTTTGCGCCCAACTCCGCGAGACAAGGCGCCGGGACGAACTGCGCGAGTTGCGGGCTGCGGCTAATCCGCCACTTGATCTGGATCAAAGGTAGGGAACAAACCGTGTTTCAAGAGACTAAAACCACAACCCGAGACTTCCGAGCCGAACACCGCGAGCGTCAGCGGCGCTATTTCCCGCAATGTTTCCCTCAACCTGTCGTCATCCACGATCCCATGCCAGCCGCTCCGGTTTCTCCTAGGACACCTAAATTCTTCGCGCCTCGCAAAACTCGTTACATTGCGCCCTTCCCTGATGATACCCTCCGCCGATTCCGTGTGATTCTGCAATCGTGCGCTGAGACGTTCGAGAGCGATCCGGCCTTGACTCTATCGAAAAGAAAAGATCCTGACGTGCTGCTAACGCGTCAGGTGGTAATGTTCCTCATGTTGGAAAACAAGATCATCGGTCGGCGCAGCGGGGGGCGATTGTTCGGCGTTGATCCCGCGACAATATACAGTTCACACAGGAAAATCAAACGCTTAATGAATGTCAATCCGGCGTTCGCGGAATTGATCGACGGGATCAAAATAGGAGATTGACCTCGCCGCGAAGATAGCTAGGATTGAGGCGGATGTGCTAGCGGCTTTGGCGGAGGTGGGGCGATGACAGACCTACCAATTATTTTTAGCGCGCCCATGGTGAAGGCTCTCTTAGCCGGGCAGAAAACACAGACACGACGGATTTTGAACCCGGTCAAAGATGTGATCCTAAAAGATTTCAAACAGCAAGAAGAACACCAAACTGGGGTAGGCACATGGTATCGGCTTCCCATCGAAAAAATGCAGAAATCTCGCTATGCCATTGGCGACCGGCTCTACGTCCGAGAGTCCTTATGCGCAAAAAATATGGACTTTGGAGGAATTCTAGGACTTACAGAGCCTCTAACTGCGGTTGATATGACGCGAGGAGATGTAGTCGCCTCCTATTCTTCCGATGGAGAATTTGTTGTCAACGAAGATGGTTTCAATCTTGCTTGGCTTTGGGATCGCACAAAAATTCCGTCAATCCACATACCGCGCACTTTCTCCCGTCTCACCCTTGTAGTGACTGACGTCCGCGTTCAACGGTTGCATGACATCAGTGAAGAAGATGCGATTGCGGAGGGAGTTGACTGGTCAGAGGAATGCTGCAAATCCCCGTCACGGGAAGGTTTTCCACCAGGATGCTGTTGCGGTCAACCAGACGCCATTAGCCCGAAGGATAATTTCCAAAATCTATGGCGTTCGATCCATGGTCCTGGCGCATGGGATGAAAATCCTTGGGTGACAGCGATCTCGTTTGAAGTGCATCACTGCAACATCGATGCCGTTGAGAGCCTACCAGTCCGCGCTATGGGGGAAATAGCATGAACGAGACGAATAAGCTGCCCGTTGAACGCCGATCCATCCCCAATGGCCCTCATAATTCCGACAAGCCCCGTCCCGGCGAAACGGTAGTCTCTCTTGGGGATGCCGCTAATGCCATCGTCTCAAAATTAGTGCGGGGAATCGATGGCCGCCGAAATTCATGAGATTACATCGGCCAAAAAGTCGAAGGGATTAATCCCTCCTATTCCGGTTAGCGTCGAGATCGAGCAAGCGCTTCTCGGATGCCTTCTTTTAAATAATGAAATCATCGGAATGATCACAAGTTCCGTATCGGTTGATGATTTCTCCGAAGAAATTCACCGGCGTATTTTTTCTGTGTCGTGCGACCTTTTAAGTGCTGGGCAATCGGCGCGACCCGGCACATTGATTCCCTATTTAGGAGATCAAGCTCTTTCCGATGATATGACGCTTTCCCGGTATTTGGCGAGGCTTTGCGCCGAATCCATGCCAGTTTCTCTTGCGTCCGGTTATGCAACCTCGATCCGAAACCTCGCGAACAAGCGCCGATTGATCGACGAAGCCGCTTTACTGGACGAAAGAGCGCGCTACGGCGACGTTCTCGACGATCCGGCTACGATAGCGGCGGAATCAATCTTGCGTATTCAGGGCATCGCCGCATCGTCTGGAACCGATACCACGCGCCATGTGGGGGATTACTCCGGCGAGATCATGACATTGATCGAAGGTGTTCGATCTGGCGAGATTGAACATAAGATCGTCACAACCGGATATCGCGAGATTGATGAGGCGGCGAACGGATATGAACCTGAGACGCTTTGGGTTGTGGCGGGGAGACCTGGGATGGGGAAGAGCGCCTATCTCAATGCGTCCGCTTATCGGTGCGCGCGCGGCGGGACCGGCATCCTTGAATTTCCTCTAGAAATTGGCCCACAACAGGCCGTTGCGCGTCATCTCGCGGACATTTGCTATCGATCTAATCACTCCGTCGCCTTCCGGGATATTGGCATGCGTGCGAAAAGCATGAGCGATGATGATTTGCAGGCCGTCAGAGAAGCCCATAGGAGGCTTAAAGAGCTTCCGATAGAGATTGACCGCCGCTCCCGCGCGACCGTGGCTCAGATTGGCGCTAAGATCGCCCAAACGAAGAGATCAATGGCGGCACGCGGGATAACGTTAGGCGTCGTGTTTATTGACCATCTCGATTTCATCCATGCGAGCGACCGCTACAGCGGCAACCGGACGCAAGAGATTGGAGAAATCCTTATATCTCTGAAAGATATAGCGCGTTGGCAACGGCTTTGCATCGTGCTTTTTAGCCAGCTCAATCGAGATGTCGAAAAGCGTCCTAGTGGCGATCGTAGACCGGGCCTTTCGGACCTCAGAAATTCTGGAGATTTAGAGCAAGCCGCTGATGTTGTTATGTTTCTTTATCGAGAGGAATACTATCTCTCTCGATCTCCTGAATTTCTCCGTCATGACCCGGAGGCCGTCGATAAATGTGCGGAATCCGTTGGAAAACTTGAAGCCATCATCAGTAAGGCGCGCGCTGGCATGATCGGTACGAGCCATCTGTTTTGCAACCTCGCATCGTCATCTATTTCATCTGTTGACCGGAGATTTTCATGACGCCGCCATGGATGCCTTGGTATGTTGATGACTACCTCTCAAAAACAAGCCACCTGACGGCCGCCCAACATGGCGCGTATATGCTCCTAATCCTCCGTTATTGGCAGAAGGGAGGATTGCCAGCGGATGATGCACTACTCTCTGCTATCACCAGGACCACGCCTAAAGAATGGACCTCGATGAAGCCCGTCATCTCCGATTTTTTCAAAGATGGATGGCGGCATAGCCGGTGCGATGACGAGCTTGCCAAAGCAAAAGAGAAAACGAATCGCCGCCAAGAGGCTGGTTCAAGGGGAGGTTTTGCTAAAGCTGTAGGTAAGCAAAATCCTAGCATTGCTAGCCCATTGCTAGAGCAAAATCCTAGCAATGCTCTGGCATTGTCTCCTAGCAATGCTCTAGCATCTTCTTCACAACTCACATCTTTACTTCGTAAAGAATCGGCCAAGCCGAAATTGAGCGACTCCGATTTCAAACGATTTTGGATCGAGATGCCAAAGCGAATCGCGGAAGACGCAGTGAGGGCGAAGGTCGATTCGATCATCCAATCTAAGCGGGCAACTCTCGAAGAGCTGGTCAGCGGCGCTAAGCGGTTCGCTCAATCCGTTGCGGAAACGGAGAAAAAATATATAGCTGCGCCAATGCCTTGGCTCAATGGAGGTCGATGGAAGGACGATTTAGATGGATCCGTCGTCGCCTTCGCCAAGCCAGTTGAGGATGATCCAAAAATTCATGTGGGGGGAGGGTATTACCGGCCGGAAAGCTTTATCCGTGAAGCCATTCTTCAATGGGAGAAAAACCCGAGATCATGGCCTGCATACATGGGGCCTTATCCAAACATCGCAAACTGCCGGATCCCGGATAAATTTTTCTCGCAAGAAGTGATCGCTTCCAGGGTTCCGATTCGCGATGATGACGATGAAATTTTCGCTTGACTGATGTTCGCTAGGTGGTAAGGTGGCGTTATGAAATCACATCAACGCCAGTACGTGACCCTCACGGATCCACAAGCGGTCTTCCTCAAAGAAGAGGCCGCACGGCTTGGGATCAGCGTTTCGGATTTAATCCGTAGGATCGTGGATGCGTACCGGGAAAATCTTCCAGCAAGGAAAAAATCACATGAAAATTACAAAATATGATCCAACCCAAGGTCAATGCTTCCAAGGCGATATCATGATCATGCCGCTTCCGGACGGAATTACAATCTCGACCATCGATGAAATTAAGATGCGCGGTAATATGCTCGTGCTCGCCGAGGGCGAAGTCACCGGCCATCATCACGCTATCCGCTACGGGCTCGGTGCGGCAGCTCAATTCCATGACGGCGCGCTGGCCCACAGTCTCGAAACGGTTGCCGCCCCCGCCATCGGAACCGCGAAAATGTACCGCGATCCCGCTGCGCTTGCAGCTTTGATTCATATGGGAATTTTGACGACAGATGCACTCTGCATTGGTTTTCTTTTTGTCGAAGAAAATTGCCAGCCACTAACCCATGACGAGCACAGTGGGATCGAAATCCCTACTCATCTGCATGGGTATTACGTCGGCGCCAAGCGTGAGCAGGACGCCAGCGACACGCGCCTGGTCGCTGATTAGCCAAATACCTAACCCGTGCTTTAACGCACACACCTCAAACTTATTTGCGAGCCGTCATGGAAATCCGGAAAATCGAAAAGCTATCACCTGAGCAGGAACTTGAACTCGTTTCTTTCAGGGAGCGTATGTGGAATCAGGGTATATCCTGCGCACCGGCTAACCGTTCCGAAGCAGAAGCCGCTATCAGCGCGGCCTATCGCGAGATAGGTAAAGCGCCGCCGCGATTTTTTTGGATGTCATCTCCCATGAGTTGCGCGCTTGCCCTGCATGTTTTACAAAAGGCCACAGAAAATGATCCGGCTGACCTGGGGGATGGCCTGTGGGAGGGCCTGCGGGAGGGCCTGCGGGATGGCCTGCGGGCTGGCCTGCGGGAGGGCCTGCGGGATGGCCTGCGGGAAGCCATGTGGGATGGCCTGGGGGAGGGCCTGCGGGAAGCCATGTGGGATGGCCTGCGGGCTGGCCTGCGGGATGGCCTGGGGGGTGGCCTGCGGGAAGCCATGTGGGTTGACCTGGGGGATGGCCTGGGGGATGGCCTGCGGGATGGCCTGGGGGATGGCCTGCGGGTTGACCTGGGGGATGGCCTGTGGGATGGCCTGCGGGAAGCCATGTGGGCTGGCCTGGGGGATGGCCTGCGGGATGGCCTGCGGGATGGCCTGGGGGAGGGCCTGCGGGAAGCCCTGTGGGATGGCCTGGGGGATGGCCTGGGGGATGGCCTGGGGGATAGCCTGTGGGAAGCCCTGTGGGATGGCCTGGGGGAGGCCCTGCGGGAAGCCCTGTGGGATGGCCTGCGGGCTGACCTGCGGGATACCTATTGGTGGGGCCAGATGGATACCTACTGGGTGGCTTATTACCGTTTTTGTAGCAACCTTGTCACTCAAAACCAAGATTTATTGCGCCGCCTCGAAATTATGGAACGAATTTCGTCAGCATGTGGATTTTGGTATCCCCGAGACGGTATTTGTATTGTATCGGATCGCTTTCTAGAAGTGAAATGGGATAATGCAAGAAATCGTCAAGGGATGCCGACGCGGCTTCATGCTTCGGATGGACCAGCTGTAAAATTCAGAGATACTTGGTCCCTCTATTATTGGCATGGGTTCCGAATTCCCGTAACTCATGAGTGGATTATTATTGATCGCAGCAAGATCACGAAGGAAACTATCCTTTCCGAACCCAATACTGAACTGCGCCGAATTATGTGCGAGGTTGCTGGTTGGCCGCAAGCCATTGCGATGCTCGGAGGTAAGGTCGTCTCTTCGGACGAGCTTCACGGCCAACCTCGTGAGTTGATCGATGTAGAGATTGGCAATAGAGAAAAGGTTCGCCTCATCAAGCTTATTAATGGAACTGTCGAAGCGGATGGCACTCGTCACAAATTTGTGGAAGGCGTTCCGCTAGACGTAAATACGCCTCATGAAGCCGAGGCCTGGGCCTATGGCATTTCACCGGATCATTATCGCGAGGCAGTGCGAACGTGAACTACCGGGGGCCAATACCGGGACAACCAGCCGGGGTGATGATTCGAGTTCCTGATGGGGTTCCCGGTCGGATGGACCGCCTTAGAGCCCTCGGAAACGCCGTGATGCCACAAATCCCGGAAATGATCGGTAGGGCTATCCTTGCAGATTCCACATTTTAACCCGCTTGCGGCATAAAACGGATAGCCGAAGTTTCATGCGGATAGCTCAACGGTTAGAGCCGAGCGCTCATAACGCTCTGATGTAGGTTCAACTCCTGCTCTGCATACCAAGTTTCCGATGTCTGTCCTGGGTTATCTCTGCTTGTGACCATCTTCTGAGCTAGACAGGCTGTCAGTGTCGCGAAGTTCGCCAGCGCGGGGCTTTTTTTGCATTTAAATCTGTCGAACCCGCTTGCAGGCTTGGTATCGGTAGATGAAATCAACATGATTGTCGCACGTGATCTTGTCCCGAATAGGGGGCACGAGATAGAATGAGGTTTACTTTGATTGTTGCTCTGGCGAGCGCAAACCCCGTCCTTCAGGTCGGGGATAGCCCCATGTTCTTGTATTTCCAGATCTAAATTATTTTCAAAATAATGCGAATTAGCTGTTGACACATACGTACAACGGATGTACATTCAATTATCGAAACGGAGCAGAACAATGACCTACACCCCATCCAAGCGAGATCTGATCGACCTAGCCATCGAATATGACATGATCAGATCAACCCCAGATTTCTACGAAATGAGCGAAAAAGCCCAAAGGAAGATTTTGGAAGTCATAAAGAAAATAGCGGACCAATTGGAGTGGGTGGCCTAAGGGCCGCTCCCTCTTCTTGCCCGTGATGGAGAGTGGCAATGGCACCCAAAGATACTCGGATCGGAATCCGCGCATCGACCGATGTTAAATCCAAGGTCGAGGCTCTGGCCGCTCATGACGGGCTTACGGTCTCGGCATGGCTTATTCGCCAAATCGTGAGGGAACATCGGAAGCTCGCCGCACGAATTTAGGAACGCCTGACATCTTCCCCGCACTGAACGACGGGGTTCGCGCGGTTTTGGTTGGACCTAGACAGGCTGTAAACCGCCAGAGCGGGCCGGGAAACTAAAATTGCATGGCGTTGGGATTTCTGCTAAGTTCTATCCATCTTTAGGGGACTATCATCATGGGGGAACCAATTAACGACCACGCGGCCCAGGCCGTTGCGCAGGGTCATCCCGATGATCGACCGCCTCCTGTAGTTGGCAAAAATCTTGCTTCTCCCGTCGTCATTCACGATTTTCGCGCTCCCGCAATCCGGCCGGAGCCTTCGATCAATGATCTTCCGTCTGATGTCGAGGAAAGCTGAATGTTTAAGACGATTGTCCTAATTTGCTCGCTGGCTACGCCGGGGCAGGATTGTGATCAGAAGACCGCAGTCGATATTTTGGAGGTCCAGGATAGCCCCAGCTCTCAGCGATGCGGATTCCTCGGCCAAAGTCAGATTGCCACTACGTCCGTGGCTCCCGAGCCCGGCAAGCAATATATGAAAATCTTGTGTGTCCGAGAGGCGCATGCGGCTAAGAAATAAGGAGATCAGAAATGCACAATGTTCCCGATCCGTCTGTACCCGATCCCGGCACGCGCCCCGAAGAAGAAAACCTCACGGCAGATGAGATCATCGCGAAGTATGGCGCGGATCTCAAGGACGCGGCGATTAGAGAACAAATCCTCGTTGAACTCGTGGATGCGCGCAAGCTGGCCATCGCGGTGAACCGTAAGCACGACAAGGAGCATGCGGAAGCTGCGGCATGGCTCAGCGCGTACGTGCAACATTTTGGCACTGATGAGGGATAATCAGAGCTTGCGCAGTTCTCATTGGCATGCCTCGATTTGATCGAGTGCTTGTTCGAGTCCGGCTATCCGCTCCATCCCCTTGATAAGCGCGGCCATTCCATCAAAAGAATGATGTATGCCAGTCCTTCAAAACCAACGCCATGAGCGGTTTGCCCAAGAGCTCGCTAAGGGTAAGACGGCAGCGGGGAGCCTGACGGGTTCTCGTGGCGATCGGCAGGCGGCTCAAGAGGCAGAAAATGGCAAATAAGCGGGGCGGTCAGCGTCTCAAATCTTTAGTTCCCCGGCAGCCTAATGGCCAGCCTCGACGTCCTACGCTCAATGACGTAAAACAAGCTGAAAGAGCTGCGCGTATGAAGGAAGTTTCCTTTGTCGCGAATCAGCCCCATCGGCGTGGAGATGACCATCCCATGGCATCGTCGGCAGTTGGCCGCGTTGTTCGGAGAATTAAAGGTAGCGATGAACTTTTTCAAGCCGCGCAAAAATATGAAAAGTTAAATCGATCTTGGGCTTTAGCGGTTAATTCCCCTCGTGGATTCGCAAATGAAGATACATTTAACTCCGGAGGGGGCGACGGACCTTCTCAACAAACCATTGATGGCTGGAATCGAAAATTACGAGCTTGTGAATACGCCGTATCTGATTTCATTAGTCCCTATATCATGCAAAATCTCATTCTTTTTGATCAAGATCAGCATGTTTCCTTGGATGCCGCTATCGGCCGGGCCTTATACGCATTGAGCGTTGAATTTGGGATGTCGATCGATAAACATCCGTTTTTGCAGGCCGCTCAATAGTCCTGTGGAAAATGTGAAGAGGCTATTGTTTCCCAGTCCGGCCTATGGTAAGACCGCAATTGAAACAGAATGAGAAGTTGTGTTCGGGCACTCTCATATCGATTTCCAATCTTTCCCCCAATCCGATTAATGAGGCGCTTTCTTAAATGGTTGAGCGCAAGTTCATAGACTGGGAAGCGATCGAGCGGGAATACCGGGCTGGTACAATTTCACTCCGGGCTATCGCGACTGCCTATGATATCACAGAAGGTGCAATTCGCAAACGCGCTATTCGTGACGAATGGGTACGCGCACTTGCCGACAAAGTAAGGGCAAATGTCCGGGAAAAACTAACTCGCCTTGACGGTGCGCAAGACGGTACGCAACCTCAACATACGCGTACCAAAGATGCGGATATTGTTGAAGCTGCTTCTTTGCGAGGGCTTGAAGTTGTCACGTCCCATCGGCGCGATCTTCAACAGCTTCATGGGTTAAAGCGCATCCTTCTGACTAGGCTTGCGGCGCACTTAAATGGCGAAGAGCCTGAAGGCCCATTTATGGGAGAGCGTGAATCCCCTGGGGATTTGGTTGAAAAGCTTTCGCGGGTGACAACACGCCTAATCCCACTTGAACGGCAAGCTCATAATCTTGACGAGTCGGGTTCCTCTTTAGCAGAAGCCGCCACGACAATTAGTGATGAATCCCGCGCCCGCGCTCTTGCCGCGTTTATGGCACGGACAAAAGTTTCAGTTGGCTAATGAGCATCCTCCCTGCATCCGCGATAGCAACGGGCAAGCGTTCAAAGGCGCTACAAGGTTAGATTCGGTTTCTCATTAGCCTGTGTCATCTTGGCCGTGAAATCTAACAAGCTATCATTTAACTTTCTGGCGTGACGGCCGCCCATCGCCCGTTTTCTTCGCTGGCACGCCAGCTTCTACATCTCGGAGACTATGATATGAACAAGCTCAAGATCGGGCTGCTTGCGTTTACCTTGGCGATGGCTCCTATTGCGGCCTCTGCGGCTGGCAACTGGGCAGACTGGCCCGGTATTGGTCAAACGTCCTATTGCGCGGCAATCGTTGGATCGAGCAACGTCCAGGGCGGCCAGACCGGTCAGGGCACGGGCGGCGCGGCAGCGATCGGCACCAATGGGGTCTATTGCGCTCAGACGGTTCCGGCTGGTCCGGCTCTTTTCACGGGGACGGAGGTTCTTCCTCTCGACCTCTATTCGTTCGGAACTGTTACCGGCGTTCCTACCACTTCGGCTTTGGCGAGCATCGTCCAGCTCGGGCAAGGGCCGATGGTCGATCAAACGACCGTTGGAACAACGCAAACGATCCCGAACAACACTCCCTTCTTTTTCCTAGACGGCGCGCAGAGTTCGGGGTTGACGGTCACAATGCCAGCTTTGGCGGTTGAGGGCCAGATTCAGCGCGTGGTTTGTGAAGCGGCAACTGTCGGCACGTTGACGGTCGCAGCGAATACGTCGGTGGTTACTCAGGTGTTGAAGGGAAATCCGAATACGGCTTGTGTGGCTGGCGTCGGGTATGCTTGGCGGTATCAGGGTTCTAATCTTACCTGGTACCGTTTTTGAAGTTTTGGTCTAAGTACGTGATTAGAGCGGAGATTTAACCCATGAAGATTCGCTCGATTGCGTTCGTCTTTGGCGCGCTGCTTGGTTTTCTAGGGACCGGCAGCGTGGCCCAAGCGCAAGCCCCCGTACGGATTTGCACGCCTATCTACAATGCGGTGACGGGATTTTTATCCTGCCCTGATGTTGGAGAGACAAGCGCGGCGGGGAACTATAATCAGCTTCCCGTTACCGAATGGGCAAATGGTGCGGTAGTTTCGACAGCAAATCCATTGCCAATTGCAGGAACATTTAGCGCATCGATTACCGGATTTATGCCATCGGCATCTTCCGCGCGCATGGCGCCATTGGCAGTGACTACGGCGGATTCTTCTGGATCACTTCCTACTGGCACAACTGTTGTGGTGTCGAACGTCGGGGCAAACCCGATGTATTGCAATGTCAACGCAATTGCCGCGACGACATCGGATGAATTGATTTCGGCGGGAAGTTGGTTTTCTTTCACGATCCCCGCGACCGTTACGACATTGCATTGTATCGCGACAGGCGGGTCTACGACGGCTAATGGCGTTGGCGGCGCGGGTTTGCCAGCGGGTGCTATTAGCGGCGGTGGAGGTGGAGGCGGCTCCGTCACGCAGGGCACGAGCCCTTGGGTTGACGATATCACCCAATGGGCGAACGTCGCACTTGGGGCGCCATCAGCCTATGGCACGTCGCCTGGTGCTGTGAATGTGCTGGGAGTCAATGCCTATATCACGAATACCGTGCCGGTCACCGGGGCGTTTTATCAAGCGACGCAGCCAGTTAGTGCGGCCTCCTTACCACTTCCATCAGGAGCGGCCACGGCTGCGAATCAAACCGCGATCCAAAGTGCGCCCGGCACTCCCGCCACGACCGCGAACACAGTCCAATCCGCCGACATTCGCGCGACAGGCTTGACAATCAATTCGGCCACAGCCAACGCGGCGGTGTCCGTCGCGCTCAACGGCGGCGAAGGCTCGGTTGGTTGGACCATCTCGGGTTTGACTGCTGCGGGGGCGACCCTGACGGCTGAGGGCTCGAATGACGGCGGGACCACATGGTCCGCGATCAACACTATCTTGCCAGTAACGGGGGGGCTTTCCCCCACGTTGACTGCTGATGGGCAGGTGCGGGTCAATTCGGGTGGTCACACGAACGTCCGTATGCGTGTTTCAACTACGGGCACTGGGACCATAACGATTGCCTATAACGCGGCGTCGGTGAGTTCGATGGAAGTGCTGTCCTCCTCATTGCCAACGGGCGCTAACGGCATTGGCCAGGTCGGCGGATGGAACTTTAACACGTCGATCACGCCGACTGTCCAGAACGCGGCTTACTCCGCGGGCAACGGCATGGGCGGCGTTCAGACGTTTAGTGTCTTCCGCAACACGACAAACCCACATGCGGTGCTCGATCAGCTTCAGATCACATCGAAGGGCGGCTCGACCGTCGCGATGACGGTCTATGCCTGGACGAAAAGCCCTTCAACGACATGCGCGGACAAATCCGCCATGAGTTACAACACGGCTGACAATCCTTATCTCGTTCCCGGTTTCCCCGTCGTAATGACGCCAGCAGTCATCGGTTCGGGCACGACAGAAAGCTTCGCACAGCAAGCCGGGCCTTACAGCGCCAACAACCAAGATTCGACCTTGACCACGAACCTCTATGTTTGCATCGTGGCGAATGCGACGGTCACGCCAGCCTCGACCTCCGATCTCATACTGAGTTTGGCGGGGATTAATGATTAAGCACCTTGCACTTCTTCTCGCGCTTCTCATTGCCGGTCCGTCTTTTGCTGGATCGCCCGCGCAGAATCTCGTGCTATTTGGCAAAGGTACGCCGCTCTATTCCAATCTCACCAATGGGCAATTGCCGGGATGGTTGAGTGCGAGCGGGGGAGCGAACGGGACGGTCACAAATTCGTCTGGCGTCATTGTCTCCGCTTCCGCTCCCCGCTTCGACTATACCGGCGGCACGGCGAATGGGCTGCTAATCGAGGAAGGCCGGACGAACGTTGCTCTCTACAGCCGGGATTTGACAAACGCTGCTTGGACACTCGGCGCGACGATGACCAGCGCGAAAAACCAAACCGGTGTGGACGGCGTGGTGAATAGTGCGAGTAGCATCACAGGTGGCGCGGTCTCTGCGACGAACACAATCTTGCAATCGATCACGTTAGCCTCATCTGCGCGCGCACAAAGCGCCTACGTCAAAGGCATCACTGTCACTGGCAATATCCAGATGACGATGGACGGTGGGACGACTTGGACGACGCTCACGTCGAGCAATTGCGTGTCTGTTGCGAACGGGGTTGGAACCGCGCCCGCATCGTCCCAATCCGTCTGGCTGCATTGTCAAATCCCGATACAGACAATTGCAAATCCAAGTGTCGGTTTCAAAATCGCGAATAGCAGTGATAGCGTTGCGGTCGATATTGTCGATAATGAGAACGGGGCGTTTATCACATCGCCAATTATCACAACCTCCGCCGCCGTCACCCGGAGCGCGGATGTGATCACGTTTGTTGGGACTGGGTTAAAGATGCTGCAAGTGAATGCGACGAGTGCTGTTGTTGAGACGGGAGCAATTAATAATCTTGCTACTTCTTTTCCAATTATCGTTTCAACAAGTACCAAAAGCATATTATATACAGGATCCATTTTCACAAATTTAGGTAATAACGTTGGTAGTAATAATTTACAAGTATCTGGTTCATCCATAGCAATTAGTCCTAGCCGGTCTGGAATAGAGTATAGTTACAATTTAAAAAGTATTGTGTTAAATGGGGGAACAACGGGATCTATATCTGGAACAGGATATATCCCAACTACGCCCATTTATGTCGGAAGCTCTGGGGCTGCACAATTTCTAGATGGCTATGTTCGTAAAATCGCCATTTATCCCTATGTTTTTTCCCTCGCCGTTCTTAAATCTAAAACCATTGCGGGGGCACCTCTCCCATGACCCCCATCATATATCTCCACGGCGATTACGGTGGCTATGTGTTCCAATATGTCGAGCACGTTCTCGCCGCGCGTCAATCTGGCGCGCAAATCGTGATCGACGGTCCGTGCGCGAGCGCATGCACGCTATATCTCGGCCTGCCGGAAAACCAAGTCTGCGCCGCGCCTCATGCCGCGCTAGGATTTCATGCCGGATCGGGCGCGGAGGCCACGGCGAAACTCTGGGCTGCGTATCCGCCTCGCATCCGCGAATGGATCATGGCACATGGCGGACTGACCGATGTCGTGCGCTGGCTAACGGGGCCGGAACTGTTTAAACGAATGAGGGTTTGCCCATGACCTATGCCCTGATCACCAATTTATCCCAAGCCATCATATGGGTCGTCCCTACCATGCCAAATCCGTTTGTGATTCCGGACGGAACGCAGGTCTTCGGTGCGAGCGCTGGCTGGACGAATGGAACCTATACTCTCGTTTCGGTCCCGCCATTCGTCACCCCAAATGGGCAGGTCAACACCGGATCACCCATTTATTCCGTCTCCGATGGCGTCGTGACGGAGTCCTATGCCACACAGGCTGCGCCGGTTATTCCGTCCTCGACCTATGTCAACGCGCTGGCGTCTGGCCTCGCGATTACCTCAACCAGCACGCCCGCTATCAACGGGACGTATGATATCAGCGCGGGTGCCACGGCGAACCTCAACGCGGTCGAAACCTATATTCTGGCCAACGGAACGTTCCCACTCGGATCGACACAGCCCTGGTTTCTGCTCAATGGCACAGAAGTCGTGGTACCCTCTGTCGCAGTGTTCAAGGAAATTGCCGCCGCCGTCGCACAGTATGTCGCGGGGCTCGACGTTGAGAACGCCATTGCTATTGCAGGCGGTACGCCAACTTGGCCAAGCGCAGCGGTGACCATCGCATGATGCGCCTTGGCATTCTCTTCTCTCTCATGGTTTGGGCTTGGGTTGCCGTGGCGGTGAAAACATGGGTGTGGGCATGTCTCTGAAGCTCAATCTTGGCATCGTCACGGCCGTCGCTAATGGTGGCGACATGACAATTGCGTTCAAATGATTTAACATAACGGGCGATATGATGGTAGTTTGGAAGTGAATGTAAATGATCTTTCGAAATATGAGGCTTATATCAATGGTCTCTCCCTGAAAGAAAAGGCAGAACTCGATAAGCTGATCGCTAAGGAACTTGCAGCCAAATGGCTTCCGGATCCGCGCAATCAGCCACAAGTGACGGCTTATCATTCGCAAGCCGACATGATGCTATACGGCGGGGCAGCGGGTAGTGGGAAGACTTCTCTTCTAGTCGGACTCGCGGTCACGGCTCATCATCGGACGGTCATCTTCCGGTCCAAGGCTGTCGATCTCAGAGGCGTCGAGGAATATCTCCTAGAGCTTATGGGACGCGACGGTTGGAATGGACAAGATAAAATCCTTCGCCGTCCCGAATGTGTGATTGAACTCGGTCATCTTGAAAAGCCAGGGTCTGAACGGTCTTGGCAAGGTAGACCTCATGATTTGATCTGTGTGGGGCGCGGGACGCCGGTATTAATGGCTGATGGTTCTTACAAACCAGTAGAACAATTAGCCGTCGGAGAGATGGTCCAAACTTTGGAAGGTTCTCGCGCAATTCAGAAAACGTTTCCAGCTCAGTTTAAAAAAGCCGTCATTATCTCTACGGCTACACAATCTCAGGTTCAGTCCGTTGAACATGAGCTTTTGACAGACGCGGGTTGGGTATCCCACGGTAACATTTTTTCACTTCGCCCTTTTTGGTTTTTCGAACCCATTGAACTCCCATTTTTGCGCAAAGTCGTAAAATGGTGCGTTCGGCCATATGAGCGGCTGCTTTACAGTCTCTCAGGCTTAAGTTTTCATCTGCGGCATATAACCGAACGATTGCTAATTCCTTTTCAGTGGGGGCATGCATCCGAACCGGAGATTTGCGCTTACGCGGGGCAAGAATATCTGGGAAATGATTTCGAAGACTTTGATGGTTCAGACCAAGAAATTCCGCAGCCTGCTTTATCGATCGTCCAACAAGAGCTTCTTCAAGCTGTTCAGCAGTTGGCCGACGTGGGGCATAATATTCTTCGTTTCGTTTTGCCATGTGATGGCGGCGGTGTTCTGAAAAAGTTAAAACTTCAAGGTTGGACAGATCGTTATTTGTCCGGCATTCATCGATATGGTGCACGCATTCTCGCTTTTTTGGGTCTTCACCTTGAACAAGCGGGCGTCCAGCTATATCTTCACCAATCATGCGATGTTGAGCAACCCAGCCCCATCGATTCTGAAGATGATGTCCAGGACAAAACTCGTAAACATAACCTCCATATAATGTCGTATGTCCACCCTTATACGAAGGAAATTCGTCAAATATCGGAACGATCGATTCTTTATCCATCTTCATGTTCAGTCCATCAAATTGGAGTGGCAGAGTTATATGATTTGCAGGTTGAAGGAGCAAATCACTATATAACGAAGGGCGGATTTATCAATAAGAATTGCTTCGACGAGGGCGCCCAACTTAGTCGTGCAAAGGTGCAATTTGTTTTGGGTTGGTTGCGCTCAGTTGATCCAAATCAACGGCGTCGAGTGGTGATTGCATCGAACCCGCCAACAGGCGGTGAAGGTGAATGGCTGATTGAGTGGTTCGCGCCTTGGCTCGATCCGCAGTTTCCTAATCCCGCGAAATCAGGGGAATTGCGCTGGGCTGCAACGGCCCCTGATCTTGAAGGAACAACGATCTGGTTAAAGGATGCAAGCCCGATAATTTTCACTGAAGGGCGCGAATACCGGATTGCGAACGAAGAAGATGCCAAAGGAGGCAATCTTCACGTAATTCAGCCTATGACCAGGACATTCATTCCGGGCCGGTTGGAAGACAATCCCTATCTCAGGGATACAGGTTATCGGGCCCAGCTTCAGGCTCTCCCGGAGCCGCTCCGATCGCAAATGCTTCACGGCAACTTTCTTGCCGGGCGCCAGGATCATGAATGGCAAGTGATCCCGAGTGCATGGGTTAAGGAAGCTCAAGCGCGTTGGACAGAGCGGCCGCCGCAAGACGCGATTATGTCAGCTATCGGCGTCGATGTCGCGCAGGGCGGGGCTGATAATTCAGTTCTAGCGCCCCGCCATGGCCCTTGGTATGCGCCATTGATTGTTGAGCCTGGCGTTAAAACGCCGCGCCCCAGCGACGTTGCGGCGCTCGTGGTGAGATATCGCCGGAACGCAGCTGCGGTTGTCGTGGACGTTGGCGGTGGTTATGGTGGCGGTGTCAAGGAACGCCTTGAAGAGAATGAAATCACGGTCCGGCCTTTCAATGGGGCGGGCGAATCTCACGCTAGGACTGCTGATAAGCAGCTTCCCTTTGCAAACAAGCGCGCGGAAGCGCATTGGCGGTTTCGGGAGGCATTGGACCCGGATCAAGAAAACGGGTCTAGCATCGCGCTTCCAAATGATCCTCAATTGTTTTCTGACTTGACTTCAATCCGCTGGAAGTTGACAAGCCAGGGGATTCAAATCGAGAGCAAGGAAGATTTGAAAAAGGCCGAGCGCTTAGGCCGGTCACCCGATAAGGGTGATGCGGTTATCATGGCATGGTCTGAAGGTGAAAAAGCGATTGTCGCCAATATCCGGCGGAAATCGAAAAGCAATTCTCTGCCGACAATGCCAACGATCGGCGTCGGATCTGGAACCGGATGGATGGGTCATTAGTCGCTGATGGAAAGCTCTCCTACAGATGATCTCTCCGGCCTCAAGGGCGATGAAAGAATTCTTCAGCAGGCCCGTATCCGCTTTCGGCATTGCGTCGAATGGCGAAGTAAGGCAGATCAATGGTGGCTTGAAGATGTCCGGTTTGCTAATGCGGACGCCCGCAACCATGATCAATGGCCAGACGATACCTGGCAAGAGCGAGACGACGATAATAGGCCTTGCCTGACAATCAATAAGGCCCGTGTCCACAATAACATCATCATCAATGAATCGCTTCAGAATAAATCCTCGATCAAAGTAAGGCCAACGGGCGGCATCGCGACTTACGAGAGCGCGCAGGCCATTCAATCGATGATCCGGCGGATTGAGTATATCTCGAAATCGGACAGCGTTTACGAAAAGGCCATCCGGGACCAAGTAGACGGCGGATTAGGATTCGTTTTTCTAGAAACGAAGTATGTCAACAATCGCACGATGGATCAGGACATCTATCTGAAGAAATGCAAGAACCCGCTTTGCGTCTATATCGACCCCGATGCAAGCGATAGTGATGGTCTTGACGCGGCATTCGGGTTTGTTTTCGAGAGCATGTCGAAAGAAAAGTTCGATGTTCGCTATCCAAAGTTCAAAAACCGGGTTGGTAAATCGACGCTTGGGAACGATGAATCATGGCTTATGGACGATATGGTCCAGGTTGCCATGTACTACACCAAGGAACAGAAAAAGGACACGTTTGTAACCTTCGTCGATCCTGACACTGAGGAACGCATCGATAGTCTAATGAGTGAGCTAAAGGCCGATTCTGGCAAGTTCATTTATGATCAGCTCATGGCAGATATCAAGAACGGCGTGATCGATGGTCAAACTCGCGAAGTTGTGACAGATAATGTAAAATGGTATCATATTGCTGGCGATTACATCATGGACCGGGGAGATTGGCCGGGCGCCTTTATCCCAATCATCCGGTGTGTGGGGATCGAGACGATTATCGAAGGCCAGTACGATTGCAAGGGTCATACGAGGGCATTGATCGACGCGCAGCGAATGCTGAATTATAATGCTTCTGGCGCCGTCGAATATGGTGCCCTTCAAAGCAAATCGCCTTATATTGGACCCGCCCGCGCTTTCGAAGGGCAAGAACAATGGAAAGACGCGAATCGTAAGAACTACGCCTTCTTGCAATATAATGACATCGATGAAGAGGCGAACGATCCACAAATTTCGATGATCCAAAAGCCGGAGCGCGCGCAACCGCCGACTTCGGCTCCAATCTATATGCAGGGCATGCAAGACGCCGAACGTCAGATGATGATGTGTTCAGGCCAATACCAGGCCCAGCTCGGGGAGGATGATAAGCAGTCGGCGTCTTCCGGCCGTGCGATCAATGAAAGACAACGGCAGAGCGATACGGCGACATATCATTTCGTCGAGCATCAAGCTGATATGCTGCGAGGAATTGGCGTCCAGCTCTTGGATTTGATCCCGAAGATTTATGATACTGAGCGCATGTTGCATGTGCTTGGCGAGGATGGCACCCGGAAATGGATACAGATCGCGCCAGATCAAAAAGAACCCTATATCGAGCTGAAAAAGGAACAAGAAGAGGCCGCAATTATTTCCATTAATCCTCGGGTTGGGGAATATGATTGCATGTCGGATTCGGGTCCGAACTATGCAACGCAGCGGCAAGAGGCGTGGAATGCGATCTCGATCATCTTGCAACAGAATATGCAGCTTGCGGGGACGATCGGCGATCTTCTCTTTAAGTTTGGTGATTTTCCCGGATCTGACGAAATCATGGAACGGTTGAAGAAAGAGATTCAGGCGACGAAGCCTTATCTCTTCGACGACAACCGCGAACCGCAGATGATGGCTCTGCAACAGCAAATGCAGCGATTGACCTCTCTCAATTCCGAGCTGATGCAGAAGTTGGCATTGAAGGAAATCGCGCTTAAAGGAAAAGACGAGAAGCGAGATATCGAGGCTAGCCGGGCCGATACTGACCGGCTTAAATTGACTTTGGACTTCTTGACAAAAACGATGCTTTCGGAAAAAGATCGTGCTATGTTACAGCATGAACTGATGAAAGCATCCCATGATACGACGATGCAAATGATCGTGGATTCGAATAAATCTGACCTATCAATGCAAAGTGGACCCCAGGATATTCCGCCGTCGGCATAAGGAATGCTCATCATGAAAATCACGCAAAATTCACTCGCTTCGGATAAGTCTAAGAAAGCTTCGAAAGTCCCCAAGGATGGCAAGAGCGGCCCTTCAATGAAGGACATGACGAAGAGCGCCGCCAAGAGCATGCCCTGCAAAAAGAAATAGGGGTTATTGCGTCATGGTAAAATCAGCCAAGGCAGAGCGCAAAATCGGCAAGGTCATGAAGGAATTCTCGAAAGGGGAACTTCATTCCGGATCGAAAAAAGGTCCGGTCGTCAAGTCCGCAGCGCAGGCTAAGGCGATCGGTGAATCCGAAGCGCGCCGGGGCAAGAAAAAGTGATCGAATCTCCATTCCAAACCATTTCGATGATCATCAATGAGCCGTCCTTTACATCGGATGAGCTTCGAATCATCGCGAAGGATGCCAAGTCGCTTTCAACCCAAGATCGACGTTCGCTCATGACTGGAGCTGACCAACTTGAACAAGCACAGCGAGAGCTAACTCGGCTCCATTCGGAATTGTCCGAGACCAAGCAGCATCTTCAGGCTATGCAGGATAAGAAGCAAGCCTATCCGTTCATGGCAATGGGCTTCTCGAATAAGGCTTGCCTGACACAGACCATTGGGTAGTCCAAATGACGCATCCCTTAATCGTCCATGATGCTAAGGAAATGGCAGGTTGTTTCTACGAGAATGACCGGTCCGCTGTATTCCGCCGGACATGGCCGAAAGATACCGATTACGTCAACGCGAAGTGGCATCATTTCGTTGTCGCCGTGCGCGGAGTCTATGCGGAATTGCTTGCCAGGCCTGATGTGTCGATCGAAGATAAAGACCGGATGTATGAGGCTCTGACTGATCAGGTCGAACAAACATTTAGCGATGGCGCGTCAAGCCCACTTCCGATCTTGAAGAATTCCGAGACGTTTCAAGGCGACAAATTTGAAAATCGTCAGATCAATAGAATTGTCGAACGGCGCGAATTTTCCCTGAAGGAAAAGCTGCGCACGACGACGGCTCTGTTTAGCCAATGAGTGACCGATGATCGATAGAGAAAATACCGAAGTAATTGATACTGAAGCCAATGCGCTCGCTCCGGGCGAAACCACGACTACCCCCGCTGTAACGGAACCTGAAGTTCCAGAACAAACTCCGGCCCCGGCTTCAGAGAAACCAAGTTCGGAATTACCTTCCTGGGCATGGGCTCGTATCCATGAAGGAACGAACAAAGCCCGCGCGGAAGCAGCAGCCCGCGCCAAGGCGGAAGATGAAAATCGTAGCCTGAAAGAAATGCTCTCTCGCATTCAACGCGGCGACAATAAAGACGGTCAGCCAGCTCCTGTCACTTCTCGGGAACAATCGGCACCTGATTTCGAAGCGGCAGTCCAGAGGGAAGCCCAAGCCCGTTCCATCCGGCAATCGCGGGATGACATCATCCGAAATGGGTATACGGAATTCGGACAACAAAAATTCGATGAAGCCGCAAATGTGCTCGCGGCCTTCAATCTTGTCGGGGATGACTTCATATCCGATGCTTTGGCGGTCGATCGCGCCGGGGCGCATAAACTTCTCGCCAAGATCGCGGCGGAACCTGAAAAGGCTTCCCGGCTCGCGGCGATGGATTCCAAATCTCGAATTGCGGAAATGACGCGCATGTCTTTTGCTGACAATCAGGAACAGAAACCTTCCTCTCAGCCTACGCGACAAGTCAGCAAGGCGCCCCCGCCAAAACCTCCGATCAATCCCGTTGGAACGCCTGGCGATCCCAATGATTTGATGGACGAAAGCATTTCCGACGAAGAGTTCTATCGTCGGCATAAAGCGAAATACAAACTCTAATCCTACCTGGCCGTAAGCAGTTTCGACCACTGCCGACCTAGCGATCTAGGGCTTCGTCCGTAAACCATGGGCCTCGGGCATCCCATCGCTTGGAAAAGCTTCCCCTACTGGTTCGGTTAGCCAGGCTTAACCCGCTCTCTTCTTGGACTCGGGAACCAGGACGAACCGGCACTTCGGTGCTTCCCCTTTTACGCGCCCATGAGGTGGCGCTTTATTTAAGGTCACCCCCATGGCCAATTCACTCCTGACTGTCTCGCAGATCACGCGCTTCAGCATTCCACTCTTCACCAATACCAATATGTTCATCAAATACATGAATCGTCAGTTTGATGACCAATTCGGCAATGAGGGCGCTCGCATCGGCGCCCAGCTTCGCCTCCGCCTCCCGAACGATTATGCCGTGACCGATGGTCCTGGTATTGCGATTCAGGACACCAATGAGCAACAGGTCGTTTTGACCGTCTCGACGCAGCGTCACGTTGACGTGGCGTTTACGTCGGCGGAACGCACTTTAAGCATTGACGACTATCAGGAGCGTGTTCTTCTGCCTCGCATCAATGCTTTGGCTGGTTCCGTGGCTTATACCGTCATGGCCGGGTCCGAAGGCGGCGTTGCGAATATCACGGCGAACGTCGATGCCAACAACAATATTCTACCTGTCAATGCGGCTCCGTTCACCACGGCTCGCGCATTGCTCGTCAACAATTCGGCGCCCCCGAATGTTGGCGCCAAAGGCTGGAATGTGGTTCTTGAACCAACTTCTGATTCCCGTGTCGCTCTTGCTCTGCAAGGGTTGCTCAATCCGGCCACGGAAATTTCAGAGCAATTCCGTTCAAGCATGATGAAATCCGGTCTTGGCTTCGCGCGTTGGTTCGAAGATCAGACCGTCATCAAGCATACGACGGGAACACTGGTTAGCGGAACCCTCGCTGGGGCTAACCAGAGTGGAAATACATTGACCGTTAGCGCTCTTGGCGGAACGATCAATCAGGGTGATGTCTTCACAATTTCTGGTGTCTATGCTGTGAACCGCGTGACGAAACAGCCTCTCGGAATTCTTCGCCAGTTCGTCGCGACGGCTTCCTTTGCGGCTAACGCGACATCGATCTCGTTCTACCCGGCGATCATCCCTCCGGCATCGTCTCAGCCTTATGCCAGCTTACCCTATACCTCGCAGGCCTATCAGACGGTGACGGCGCTTCCGGCAAGCAATGCGACCATCACGCCATTCGCTAATGCCTCGACCACCTACAAGAAAAACATCGCCTATGCGCCGGACATGGCGACGATGGTTATGGCTCCCTTGTGGATGCCTCCGGGCGGCAAGGGTGTGATCGAAGCGGCCCGTCACACGATGGATAACTGCTCGCTGCGTTCTCTCGTGACCTACGAGCCCGCGACTGATCAGCCTATCGACCGCGTGGACGGTCTCTTTGGCTGGTACTATCCGCGCCCCGAATGGGGTTCGACGGTCGCTGATTCTGTCCCGTAGCCTACGATAATGATGGGCGGCTCAAATATGACCGCCCATTTTCTCAACTCCAACCAATGTGAATTCCATGACAGCCTTCCCAGATCGTGAAATTGATCCGGTTACCGGATTTCAAATCGACAAAGAAACCGGGCATTTTGTCGGCATCGTTCCGGCCCCTATCAAATCGGGTATTGTCACCGAATATCCGAAATGGATCGAGCCTCATATTTCGCATGTGGATCTTACCGGAGACGGCCGCCACATTGTCGGCGATCATGAAAATGATTGGGACCGGTGGGGAAATCACAAAATCCTCGTGCATGACGAAGATGATGAGCTTAAGATGACTTCGGAAAAAACAAAGGAAAATCCCGAAGCGATTGAGCATGAAGCAAGCGTGCTTGCTCCAGATGAAACTCTGAAGAAGGATGTTGCCTGATGGCCGAATATTTGGACCCTGAAATCGCGAATGAAGGTGTTTCGGCGGAGACCTCTTGGGCGCCATCTGTCGCAGAAGCGCAGATACCTTCCTATAAGGGCATTAAGTCGATCCTGAAATACTTCCCGCAGTTTTCGGGGCGCCCCTATCAGCATCAGACTTATCCGTGCTGGTTCTATCATCCCACGGAAGAGCCTAGGCTAGTCCAAAACATCATGACGGGTGAAGACCCGCCGCGCGTGATCAAGCGGGCCTCTGAACTCGCTAAAGAGCTGGGATGTGTCTATCGCGAATCGACGATGGAAGAAAAGGCCCAAGGCTTTCCTGCTAATCGTTGGGTTTATTCGAGCGAATGGCGCGCGACACCATACCATACCAAATTCAACCCGTTGAAGCCCGATACCGGAAAGCATGTAGTTTCTGGTAAGGAACCATCCATGTCGCAATCGGATTTGATCGCGACGACAGTGGCGGCGATCTTGGCAAAGATGGGAAATGGGACGCCGGAAACGGTCCCGGAGCATGCCTCCGATAAGATCGAATTCGAGGCGTTCAAGGCTTGGAAGAAAAGTCTCGCGGCGCCAGAGGAAGAAGCTTCCAATGCGCTTTCACCTTCCGAGGAAGATGTCCGATCTGCGTTCGAAGCGGAAGCCATTAGCCGGAACATCAAAATCGATCGGCGATGGTCCTTGGATCGGCTGAAGGCTGAAATCGAGAAGGCTGCTTAATCATGCCGAATGAAGCCATCCTTCCTATTCCAACGGCAGAAGAACTTTGTGCTGTTGCGTTGCGGAAAGCTGGCATCGTCGGCATCGATGAAGCGATTGAAGAGCCCGTTCTTAACGACGCATTCCTCGATCTCAATGACCTTCTTTCACAATGGCAGAGAAACCGTTATTTGGTTTGGCGTCTTTCAACTTATTCGTTTACTTCAACAGGTGCGCAGACCTATCTGGTTGGAATGAACCAAACGGTTAACATCAATCCACGGCCCGATCGTTTGGAGTCTGCGTTTCTTCGAATTACGAATGGGACCGCGAGCAATCTTCCGGTTGATCTTCCTCTCGACATCATTTCGAGCAAGGAAGACTATAACCGGATCGTGATCAAAACGCTTGGAACGTTGCCATGGCGCATCTTTTATGATCCAGGTCAGGATGCTCCGGGCGATACGGGATGGCAGATCGGAACGCTCTATCCGTGGCCGGTGCCGCAAGCCTCGATCTATCAAATTTTCGTGACCTTCAAGGAAGTGCTGAACCGGTTTCAGACGCTTCAATCGAAAATCAATCTTCCTCCCGAATATATCGCGGCAATCAAATGGGGATTGACGGAAGTTCTAAGAGCATCCTATCAACTTCCGCCTGATATGAACATTTCGAAGTTTGCGCGGCGGTCGCTCAATTCAATCCGTCTTGCCAATGTTGCCGTACCGACGCTGACAATGCCAAATGCTGTCAGTACAAGACGCCGTGCATATGACTACCATTCAGACACTTAATCAAAAGGAACCGCTAAAATGCCAATTGGAACCACTCCGCTTGACGGCCCTTCTCTTGTTGATGGTGTATGGGTGAAGGCCGTAGCCGCCGGTGAAAACGAATCCTATGTAAGCGGAATCACGGCGGCGGGATCGACGCAAGCAGGCGCAAAACAGCTGCTTGCAGGAAATACGTTGATCGAAATCGATACGGCGGAGTCCGGGACAGGTGTTGCTCTTCCCGTGGCGATCCCCGGAATCGAAATTTCAATCTATAATGCGGGGGCAAATACCGTTACAGTATATCCCTCGATCGCAAACAATGGCGCTACGGGCGCGCAAGACACCATCGGAGGAACAACGAGCGCGACGATCGCGGCGGCGGCTTCCGGGTATTTCTTCTGTGCCAAAGTGGGAAGCTGGGCTTCGAAATAAGGCATGATCAAGCCGACCTATTATGGCTGGTATGATCCCAAAGTCGATGAATTTCGATTGAGCCTATATCCTGCCGATGCGCCGATTAGACCATCTATCGCGCTCGGCAGTATGGACGAAGTTCGCGACCTCGCCAAACGGCGGCGCGCTAAAATCCTCTGGCATCCGCCATTGCCCCGAAAGTTCCTAAGCCATGCGGAGTGACACGCTTATTCCGCTCATTGGAGGCGCTTATCAGTCACGCGGATATATCGCGGACTATGAAATATGCGAGAACCTTTTCCCCGAAATTAATCCGCAGGAAACGGAATCGCCTTCTCCGGTCACGCATTATATGCGAGAGGGAAAGAGACTTCTATCTTCCCCCGCGACATTCGGACCCGGTAGAGGCATCTTCACGATGTCAAACGGCGCCCTTTATGCGGTGGTAGGGGCAAATCTATATTACATCGACACGGCGTGGGAATATCAGCAGGTAGGCTATATTTCAAATCTGACGACACCGGTTTCCATGTCTGATAATGGGGTTACCGCAGTCCTTGTCGATGGGACAAGTTATGGATATACTATTACGTTAGGATCGAATTTATTTGGTATTCTCAATGATCCATCTGGGCTTTTCGTTGGATCAATCCGCGTCGATTATTCTGACACTTTCCTAGGGTTCGCAGCTCCTGGCACGAACAAATGGTATGTCAGTCTTTCCAATCAGGTTAATTTTAATGATCTTGTTCAGGCTAATAAGGATTCGACGCCAGATCCCATCATAACATTTGCTTTCAACATCCGTCAGGCATGGCTGCTCGGAACGCAAAGCACGGAAATATGGTATCTCGCGGGATCGACGCCATTTCCTTATCAGGCATGGCCTAATATCCTGATTCCTTACGGATGTGTAGCGCCTTATAGCCTTGTTCAATCTGACGTTGATCTTTTCTGGCTTTCCCAAAACAAGCGTGGTGAAGCGATCGCTCTCAAGAGCAATGGGTTGTCAGTCATCGCTTTTTCGACACGTGCCCTCGAATATGAATGGTCGAAATATCCGGTTGTCTCGGATGTCATTGGAGGAACATTTCAACAAGCTGGCCATACGTTCATCATTTTTCATTTTCCATCCGCGAACAAAACATGGGGTTACGATCTCGCCACGAAACAATGGCATCGCCGGGTTTATACCGATGCCAATGGCGGCTCGCATCGGGAAAATGTCTCATTTTATGCTTCGGTTGGTTCTCAAGGCGGTTATCCCAAAACCATCGTAGGGCAGGATTGGGCAACGGGCCAACTCTATGCGCTCGATCCTGAAGTCTATACCGATAATGGGATGCCAATCATATGCCGCAGGACATTTCCGCATGTTCTCAAGGACATGAAGGAAATCACGCATGTAAGCTTTGTCGCCGATTTTCAAACCGGCGAAATATCGGGATATGGGGAGAATAATCCTGTTCAAGGTTCGCCGTGGAGTTCCGCATTTAGTAGTGCTTTTGGACCATATGCACAAGTTTCCGCCCCGGCGCTTTGTATGCGGTATAGCAATGATGGTGGCAATACATGGTCCAATTATAGGCAGAAAAATTTAGTCAGCTCCGGTCATTACAGGTCCATGATGAGGTGGAGAGGGCTTGGCATGGCGCGCGATCGAGTTTATGATTTGACTTGGGCTTATCCCGGTCCGGCCGCGCTTCAAGGGGCATACCTCGACCCAATTGAGCATGGCGCATGACCACGACTGGTTCGACAAATACGAATATCCCATCTGGTATTCCCATTGCGGGACCGGGGGGCGTCATTACGATGCCTTGGTATCAATTTTTTGTGACTTTGTTCAACCGGACGGGAAACGCGATCGGATCAATTTCGACACAGCTTGATACGATTTCATCGGCAGTTGGTTCGATTCTCTATCGAGGAGTAACGGCATGGGACGGGCTTGCTCCCGGTTCTATAGGTCAGCTGCTTCAAATGGGAGCAACGGTTCCCGAATGGGCAACGTTTAATCCCGCTAATCTCGGATCGGCGGCGGCGAATACATTCCTTGCAGCCCCTTCGACGGGAGTGGGACTTTCCGCATTTCGGCTGATCACGACGCCAGACCTCGACAATCTCGCCGGACAATATCCGGGCGAAATCACGGGAAGCCCGGCCGCTGCTGGAAATATCGGGGAAGTCATTTCGAAAAGCGTGGCTATTGCATCAGCGGTAGCCTTGGTTTCGGGAGTGGCAAAAGATGTCACCTCTATCAGCCTCACACCAGGCGATTGGGACGTTTGGGGTAACATCGCGACGAATGCCGCCGTGACTTCCGCAAATGGATGGATCAACATTGCCAGCGCAACCGATCCGATTGCCCCTAATGGGGGGGCCTATGCAAGCTGGGGTTCCCCAGTCCAGATCATGCCGGTTGGAATGATGCAGATCACGGTCACGACAACTAAAACGGTCTATTTGTCTATCAATGCGACGTTCACGGGTTCCGTAGGCGCCTATGGCTTCATTGGCGCACGGCGAACACATTGATGCATCCTTTTGTTGTTCTAGGGCTTCCCCGTAGCCGGACGGCATGGCTCGCGCGGTTTCTCACCTATGCGGATTGTATTTGCGGGCATGAAGAAATTCGCCACATGCGATCCATGCAGGATGTCCGGTCCTGGTTAAGTCAGCCGGGAACGGGAACAGCCGAAACGATGCTATCTTCCTATTGGAGATTAATTCCTAAATTCGCTCCTGATGCGCGTATTGTGATTGTGAGGCGTTCCGTCGAAGAATGCATCACGAGTTTGATGGCTCTTGATTTGCGGGGTGCTGGGCAGTTTGATCGAGAACGTCTTATGCGGAAAATGATCCATCTCAATGCAAAACTTGATCAGATTGAGCGAAGACTTCCAAACGTCCTTTCTGTCAAATTCGATGATTTGCGGGAAGAGGCCGTTTGTGCACAAATTTTCGAATTTTGCCTTCCCTATAAGCATGATACGGAATGGTGGAAGCTTCTCAATCCCATCAATATCCAATGTTCGATGATAGCTCTATTGCGATACGCCGGAGCATATCAGGATCAGCTTCAAAAGCTCAATGATCTCGCCAAATATGAGATGTTGAAGGGTCTCGCATTAAAGCAGAATGAACCGCCGCATGGTATCGTCTTTGCGGAAGAGTCATTTGATGATTGGTATCGAGACGGTCAAAAGCTTATTTCTGATCATTTGGTCGAGGTTGGCGATGGGCCATTCGATCACGAGAAAAAAAACATTCCGTTACTTCGCGAATTGGGCCAGAAGGGCAATCTTCAAATCATCACGGCTCGATCGAATGGCCGCATGTTCGGCTATCTCATGACGGTTTTGAGCCCATCCTTGGAATCCGAAACACGTCTATCCGCCGTTCATACAGCATTCTTTGCTTCGAAGGAATTTCCAGGTCTCGGTCTAAAGCTTCAACGGCATGCCTTACGGGAACTGAACGCCAAGGGGATCGGAGAAGTTTTCTTTCGTGCCGGGCCGCGTGGTTCGGGGCCGAAGGTTGATGTTCTCTATCGCCGGTTGGGAGCTGTCGAAGATGGTTCTCTTTATCGACTAATGTTGCAGGAGACTTAAAATGGGACTTGCCGCAGCGGTCGGAGCGGGAGCTGTCGCTTCTATCGGGGGATCTTTGCTCAGCGCAAATGCTTCGAATAATGCTCTAAATCAACAAAAATATATGTTTCAGCAAGGCCAACAAGCTCTGAATCCTTATATTCAAGCCGGACAAGGTTCTCTTTCAACATTGCAAAATCTGATTACGCCGGGAACGGCATCTCAGACACTTCAAAGTTTGCCGGGACTACAATTCCAACAGCAATTTGGCAATCTTGCCGCCACGAACCAACTTGCGGCAGAAGGTCTCGGTGGATCGGCAGGGCCGCTTGCAAAAACTCTTTCTGATTATAATCAAGGTTTAGCAAGCACTTATTATCAAAATGCTGTCGGCAATCTTCAAAATTTTGCTAACATGGGAATGAATGCAGCTAGTTCTTTGGCTGGAAATGCCGTTAGTAGCGGACAAGGGCAAGCAAATTCCATTCAACAAGGTGGTAATGCCTTAGCCGGGGGTGTTTCAAATGCGGGAAATATGGCATCTAATTCATTGATGCTTAATAACCTGTTGAATAATAATAACAATAGCTCTATTTATGGTTCTACGACATCATCTTTGCCGGGAGACCCGACGACATCTCCCGCATACGGGAATGCTCTCAACTCATATTCTTGGTAGGGTCCAATGGCGAATGCGCTTTCTTCCATCGCCGGTCCACCTCCGGCGCCAAATCCTGATCCGGTCTCTTCAATAGGAAGTGGTCAAGTACCAAACGCTTTAGCAAGCGGAGCACCGCAAGGACAAGGCGCCTCCCCTCAGCAAATGCCGCCACCGCCTAGCCATCAGCAAACAGTCGCGGCATTGCGGCATTTCGGATCCATTGAGAAAGAACTTACGGCACTTCTTTCCGATCCCGATCTCGGGAAATCCGATCTTCAGTCCAAGATCATCGACGGTGCCACGAAACTTGTGGCGCAGGGAATTTTAACCCCGACTCAAGCCGTCACGCAATTGAAGGATGTCCCAGAGCGTCCTTATGATCAAAAGGTCTTCATTCAAAAAGCCTTCGTCCAAAATACCCAGGCCCAAACCTCTGTTTTGGCCCATCGCCAAATGGGGGTTGCTTCTGGTATGGTCCAAGATACGGATACCGATGACGGAAGCTCCAATGACCATCAAGGTCATATCGCGAGCCTAATGGCGAACTATAAGGGATCAAACGGCAATGCCCGATAGTCCGGTTCCTGTCACGCCAAATTTCCTTTCCGGGAACCCGATCGCGCTAGCCAGCCAGGTCATGAATTTGCAGCAAATGCAAGCTCAACGGGCCGTTGGAAATGCATTTCAGGGTGCTATAAGGCCGGATGGCTCATTTGATCCGAATGCCGCCGCTCTTGCCATCAAGAATGATCCGAGTGCCGCTTATGGAGCAGCCCAAGGCGTCCAATCGGTTCTTGAAGCGCGAGCCCGGAACATTTCCAATGCAACGAATCAACTCGGGCTTGGGCTTGCGAATAATGCTGGGGCAGCTACCATCCTTGCGCCGTATGCCTCTCTCGGACGTCCTTTGACGGATGATGAGCAATATTCGGTCAAAGCCAAACTCGCGGCAGCTGGTGTCGATCCGGCGACGGTGGCGGCGGCGGATGTCAATGGCGCGATCAAATCAGGAAATGCGGCTCGCCTTGCTCAAGTGCAAGGAATGGGACCAGGCGCGGCAGCAAGCGGCGTCGAAGTGGCGGGTCAGGAAGGGCAACCACTTCGCGTGCCCCTTGGCAGCGTAGTGGCAAATACGGGGGTTGCCCCGCTTTCTCGCGGTCTTTCCCCAATTCAAGCGGCGGACCAAGGTGAATATCTTGCGGATCAGACCAAATCCGCCGCGACGATGGCAAACGTACGGCCATTGCAGCAAGCTTTGCCTCTCGTTTCCCAACTCTCCAATTATAATTTTGGTCCTGGATCAGCGGATATCGATAAAGTCAAAGGTCTTCTCACGACGCTCGGTATTACGGGCGTTGATCCAACAGATCAAAAAGTGGTCCGCGAGGAAGTTAACAAAAAACTTCATGGCTATGCGTCCGGAGCTATCAGCGCGGGGCGATCTGATAATGCTTTGTCTCAGGCATTGACTTCAAACCCAAGCCTCGATTTGACTCAACCCGCAAATCTTAACCTGATCAAGAATCAGATCGCGATGGATAAGATGGATGCCGCCATCCCTGCGGCTGCGGGTAGCTGGAATGGGTATAAGAATTTCAAGACCGGCTACTATCCTGGCGTGGATCAGAGAGCCTTTGGTTTTGACAATGCAACCCCAAAAGAACGACAGGCCATAATTCAAAATCTTGGTCCTCCGAAACCAGATCAAAATGGCGTCCCGACGAATCAGGCGTATTTGAAATTTGCAAAATCGTATGATCTTGCAAAAAAAGCCGGTATGATTCAACCTTCCGCAGGTGTTCCAAATGGCCAATGACAATTCCATTGATCCAGGTCTTTCGGTTTCACCGTCTGACCGGGATATGTGGATTCGTACCGTGATCGGGGAGGCTGGGAATGATCCGGCTAGTCAACCGGCTGTGGCGCATGTCATCGCGAATCGGATGCAACAGACCGGAGATTCCGCAACGAAGATTGTCTTGGCTCCGAACCAATTCGAACCATGGGGTTCAAAGCCGGATCAGCTTATGAGCTATTCCCCGGATTCGCCTGCCTATAAAAAAGCGGCATCCGTCATCGACGGCGTGATCTCGGGAAAAATTCCTGATCCCACGGGTGGCGCAACGCTGTTTTATTCTCCTTCCGCGCAATCCGCATTAGGACGCAATCCGCCGAAATGGGATGATGGCAGCGGTCAGCCGATCGGAAAGCATGTCTTTTTTGGAGGCAATCCGAGCAAGATTGCGCAGGCCGCACCGTCTTCTGATTTTCTCAAGGATTTCGAAATCGCGCCCGCTGCTGCATCGGTCTCGGATAACAAAGGGCAAAGCCTAACGGCTGTCCCGTCTCCCGTGCAATCAGTCATAAAGCCGGGGCAACCCGCATTCATGACGGACTTTCCGATTGCGCCTGCGGAAGCCCAAGCCCCAACTCCTAGCCATATTACGGCGCCATTGCCCAATGCGATGCCCGGCCTAAATGGTCTTGTGTGGGATCGAAATGGAGGACACGATCCTAAAACCGGTGAATTGGTCGTCGCTGGTGCTCCAATGTCCGGCGTGAGCAATCCTGGCCTTTTGGCGGGAGCCACAAGTTTTCTTAACGGCGTCCCGGTCATTGGCCCCGCGCTTCTAGGTGGAACGCAGCGGGCCTCGGCTGGTATTCATACCCTGCAAAACGGGGCGCCTTATGCAAGCAATCTGGAAACAGTACAAGGGCGAACCGCTGAAGCACAAGCACAAAATCCGGGGATTTCGACGGCTTCCAGCATTTTGGGAGGTATTACAGGAACCGGTCTAGGGGTTATGGCGGCCCCGGCTGCATTTGGTGTGAGTGGCGCCGGTTTTGTCCCCAACATGGCTGCAAGCGCTCTAAGTGGCGCGGCAATCGGGGGTGCGGACGCGGCCGCGCGCGTGAGTGATTATAGCCTATCCCCTAGCAATCCAAATCTTCAAATGTCCATGAATAATCCTATTTTGCGGGGGACTATTTTTGGCGGCACGCTAGGTGGAATTGCCCCGGCAGTTGGACAAGGCGTAGGCTACGCGCTCGGATGGGGAGCTAATAAGCTCCTTGGACTCGCCCCGGAAGCACGCAATATCGCTGGCGTCTTCCATGATATCGGCATGACGCCAGAACAAGCGCAATCGAATCTCGCTCGCATGGGGCCAAATGCCACTCTCGCGGATATCGATCCTGCATTGACGACAGAAGCTTCAGGTCTTGCTCGATTGGGCGGCGCGCCAACTTCGATTCTTAAGGGAGCTATGGCAACCCGTGCGGCAGGAGCCGATGCGCGCGCGGCTGATCTTGTCAATCAAACACTTGGGCCAAAACCTGATCTCAATGCAACCATTGCATCTATAGAAAACGATGCCGCTACCCGTGCATCTCCATACTATGAGGCCGGTCGCGCTGGGCCTTCTATGGATGTCACTCCAGTTCTTGCAAATATTGACCGGCAAATTCCAGATGCATCGGGCGGCGTTCAAAGCGTACTTCGAACGGCCCGGAATTATCTGACACGCAATGCCCCGGCACAAGATACTCTCGGAATGTCTATTCCCAAGGACGATCCAGGCGCGGTTTTAGGTGCCCGGCAGGCGCTTGATGATATGATGTATAATCGAGATACTGGAGAAGCTAAACTAGGACCCAATGCCTTGCGTATCGCAAGTCAAATTCGAGGCCAGCTCAATGATATTATTAAGGAAGATTCGAATTTCGCCGCTGGCGATGCGATTCATTCTCAGGCCATGGGTATCCGGGATGCGCTAAATCAGGGCGTTGACGTTTTCAAAAGAAATGTTAGGCCGGAAGATCTCACTCGCACGCTCGAAACCATGACGCCAGAAGAAATCGCGGCGCACCAAGCCGGGGCTCGTATTGCTATCGGCGATACCATGGAGCAATCTCAGCGGGGAGAACTTTCGGCGGCTCAAAGTATGTTCGGACGTGGCACCGCCAATCGGGCTAAACTTGATGCTATTTTTCCAAATGCTCAAGATACATTAGATGCGCTGCATAGCCAGGTTGTCATGAAGGCAACTGAACAGCGAGTGGGCCAAAATTCCGTAACCGCCGAAGCACAAGCTGTTGGCAAGAAATATACCCCGCAAGGTGAACAGGGAATTAGCGCGGCGGTCCCTCTTGTGGGTGAAGCTCTTGGCGGCGGACCGGGCGCGGCGGCGGCATTGGCTGGGCGCTATACTTATGGCGCCATAAAAGATGCCATGACACGAAACGCGCTTGCCCGGCTTACGGAGGGGACGGCGCGAGGTCTTGCCGCTACGGGTCCGGAACAATCGGCCTTCCTCGATCAAGTTGGCCGGGCTTACCGGACGAATGGTGTCACGAATGCGTTGAACCAAGGTGGCAACATTGCTGGAAATCTAGCATTCCGGTCTGCGTTGCCAAATCTTTTGGAGCTTAATCGACAGCGGAATGCTTTATCGACGCGGTAAAAAAGCCTCCGGTGATCCTTTCCAGACCACATAAAGCAAAAACGTCTCAAATATCATTCCGAGACAAAAACCATCGCCAAAGAGGACCGGAACGCTGTCGAAAAACCATCGGAATAACAAGCAAAATCCGATCATTAGCGCTACACCTATCACAATCAGTATGAACCGAATCATCATGAACCGAATCATCAGGGATCCCCTCTCATGTTAAATCGCTTACGCATTTTCGGTGCCGTGGCGATGCTCGCCCTTGTCTCCGTCCTACATAATACGGAAACCAGAGCGCAGGCAACCCAAGTTCCTCCGGGAGAGGTATGCTTTCAAGCCACGACAGGTTTGAATGGATTCATCGGGACGCTAGGGGCGATCACTGGCGGCTCTGGCGGGGCGGCGGGTACTTATGCCAATGTTCCCTTTACGGGCGGGTCAGGAACCGGCGGGACGGCCAATATCACGGTTTCTGGCGGCACTGTTACGGCGGCTCAAGTCGTCTCGCCTGGCCTTAATTATGCTGTTGGAGATATTCTATCGGCAGCCGGGGCGAATATCGGTGGCGTGGCCGGGTTCCAAGTCCTGGTAGCATCGAACTCGATCAATTCCTCTCTTGCGGGCGGCAAAGTCGGCATGTATGTGCCGGGCACTTTGACGCCGTCGCAGACATGGGTAAACGCAAGCGAAACCACGCTCAATAGCAATCCGATTGCACTCGATTCCAATGGCTGCGCGGTTATCTTCGGCGTTGGAACCTATCGCCAAATCCTCTACGATAGCCTTGGGAATGAAGTTTGGGATCGGCTGACTTCTGTTACGCCGGTTAATCCCTATTGGGCCGGGACGGCTGGCGGGACTGCGAACGCGATCACGGTTACGGATACGGGATTTGCGCAGACCGATGGCCAGAGCATTCAATTTCTCGCGGCCTATCCGAATACGCGCGCCGCAACGCTTTCCGTCAATGGCGGGACACCAATCCCAATCTTAGAAAATTCTCCTAGCGGTCCCATAGCATTAATCGGAGGGGAGATTTCGGCAACCGGGAATTTTACAAGCGTCGTCTATAGCTCATCCTTAAATTCCTTCATCCTCACGTCATATCAAAATACGGCGACATTGATCAATGTCAATGTCCCATTTCCACAAGGAAGACTCACGTTAGTTGCGACTTCGGGGGGGCTCAATACACCTGTCATGACTTCGACGGTGACTGCGGCAGGAACAATCTATTATACGCCCTATCAAGGTGGTGTAGTTCCTCTCTGGAATGGGTCAGGATTTATCCCGACTTTTTGTCCTGAAATCTCGAATATATTGGCTAATTCATCAGTCGGTAATGCCGGGCCTGCGGTAGCGGTTGCCAGTTCGATCTATGATCTTTTCGTCTGGAATAATGCAGGAACGTGCACTTTGACGCGAGGACCGGCATGGACAAATTTCACGACGCGATCTTTGGGAGGTTCGCGGGTTAATGGAATTTTAGTGAACGGTTCATCGATCACAAATGGACCACTTTATGGATATGGGACTTATGTCGGAACCGTTGCCACGGATTCGTCAGGTGCGACCGTAACCTGGAATATTGGCGGCAGCGCGAGCGGTGGTAGTGCGGGATTCCTTGATGTTTGGAATATGTATAATCGAGTTATCGTGTCCGCATGTTCCGTTGATACGGGAGCAATTTATTCTTATAATATTTACACAATTCGTCAGGCTAGAGCTAGCACTGGAGGAAACCAGATTAATTTTGTAACAGGTATTGCTGAGGACTCTATACAAGCGTCAATATCAGCATCGTTTCAGACTAACTACCAACAGGATATGGGGATTGGGCTAGACTCTACCTCAACATTTTATTCTCAACAGATAAGTCCAGCGGGAAACGCATCACAACCTATTGCAGAACGTGGAGATTTCGTTATTGCTCCAATATTAGGTTCTCATTATATATCTCGTAATGAACGAGGCAATAATGCAAATTCCACATACGCGCAGGATATCTATTCCTTGGATAATCTATGCGCCTATATTCGGATGTGATGAATGTGCTCTCATGTGAAAAGAAGTAATGCCATGCTACGTCTGATTAGTGCTCTTTCATTGTGTTTAGTCGCGTCCGTGTCATGGGCGCAGACCGCGACGACTCGGTCTTCTTTGGAAGCTCAAACGAATGCAGCGATCTTCAACAATACGACGGGTCAAATCACGGCGACATCATTAAATTCATTATTGCAAAATATCATTGCGAGTGAAGTCACACAGTCAGATTCATTAAATATATTCGCTTCTCCCCCTACATTCATCGGCCAAAATGGCGCATGCATCGCAAATGGATCGAGCCCTCTTATATGTTCGCCGCAAAATAGTACGATCACGATTAATGGAATATCGTGCATGCTCGCGGGAACTTGCACGGTCACAGCGGTAGCGGGATCGATCGGGCCAGGAACCACGACGATTTTAGGCGGGACATCCGGCGGCATCCTCTACGACAACGCGGGCAATCTCGGCAACTCCGCCGCGCTCGGAACTGGTGTCCTCGGCGCTTTAACTACCAATCTGAACGCTTCGGGTGGACTGGTTGGCTATGGTGGATCGATGGGTAATGTCACGGGCCATGCGTCCCTTGATGTCCTCTTGGCGGGTGGGGTGTCAATGACCGGCGCGCTGACCTTCCCGACAAACGACCTCATCATCAACGGCGGGGCGGCGACTGCCGGTATCGCGACTGTCACCTCGGGCGGCGTTGTATCGAGTGAAGCAAATTTGCCTGTTGCCAATCTCAATAGCGGCACGGGGGCAAGTTCGTCTACATACTGGCGCGGTGATGGAACGTGGGCAACGCCAGGCGGAGGCGGCACCGTCACCACTTCCGGCGCGCCTGCTAACACATACCTATCCTCGTTTTCCGGCGCGACCGCGATCACCGGCACCGCGAACGCTACTCTTTCGGGCGGGGCTCTAACCCTTGGCGCCTCGGGCACTCTTGGCTCAGTGACGTTGGGGAATGCCACGAGCGGGACGATCACGCTTGAGCCAACAACCGGTGCTCTGGGGACGATTACAGAATATCTTCCGGTGGCTTCGGGGGATACTCTTGTGTCGCTTGCCGCGACGCAAACGCTGACAAATAAATCCATCGCGGGGAGCGAGATCAACTCCGGTACCGTAGCCGCAACATATCTTCCCACGGCGACGGGTGCGGCTTTGGGTGTCGCGGAAGCGGGAACCGGCCTCACGGTGACCGCAGGAGTATTTTCCGTCACCTATGGAACGTCAGCCAACACGGCAGCGCAGGGGAACGATAGCCGGATTACCGGGGCTCTGAGTGCCACGCTTGCGGCCTCTACCTACATGCCCCTTTCCGGCGGCCTTTTTACCGGTGGCACGATTGGGGTAGCAAATACGTCACTGCCTACTAGTGTTGCGGGGGAGCTTGGGATTGCGGGCGGTCCAGTATCAAGTATACCAACCCTGGGCGCGAACGATGAAGGGGATGTTTGGCTAACAACAATTCACGGTCTGAATTTAATAGGAAAAGGCTCGACTTACGATGTAACTTTATTTGGGAGTAATGGTTCCGTTGCTCTTGGGGTAGCGACTGGGACACAAAATGTCGTCTTCGGTGGCCAGATAACAGCGCAGAGTCTCGCCACGCCAAGCAGCAACATCGCTGGCACGATCTGCGCGACCTCTACCGGCATTCTACTCTACAACGTGGGGGCTAATTGCTACGCGGGCGGCGCAGCGGCTGGTGGTTCCAATACGCAGGTGCAGTACAACAGCTCTGGTACTCTCGCGGGTATCACGGGCATGACGACCAATGGCACAGCGGCGACCTTCGCCACGTCAGACCTCATCATTAACGGCGGTTCGGCAACGGCTGGGCTAGCAACCGTGACCTCTGGCGGCGTCGTGTCGAGCGAGGCATCCGCGACGGTTGCCCAAGGTGGCACCGGAGCTTCGACCTTCACTGCCTATGGCGTTCTTTATGGCAATACCACGAGCGCCCTTGGCGTCACGGGGGCGGGCACGACAGGCCAGGTTCTCACCGCGACGACTAGCGCAGCTCCTTCCTGGGCCGCTCCGGCGGCTGCGGCTGCGGGATCATTGACCGGAACCACGCTCAACAGCACTGTGGTAACTTCCTCTTTGACCTCCGTCGGGGCGTTAACCAGCGGCTCACTCGCCAGCGGATTCACGGCGGTAACCGGACCGCTTGGGGGCACCGGACTGACGACCGCCGCCGTCGGCGACATCATGTATGCGAGCGCGACGACGCCAACTTGGGCGCGGCTTGCGGATGTTGCGGTTGGAAGCACCCTAATCTCTGGCGGTGTCGGCGTAGCACCATCGTGGGGAGCTTACGCGGCTGCTGCTGGAACCTTGACGGGCACAGCTCTCAACAGCTCGGTTGTCACATCCTCACTGGCGTCTCTCGGCACCATCATAGCCGGCACATGGCAAGGCACGATTATCGGCGCGACTTACGGTGGCACGGGTGTTAACAACGGCGCGAAGACGATCACGCTCGGCGGGTCGATCACGACAACCGGCGCGGGGGCGCCTACCCTGGCATTCCCAGCAACCGGCTACACCTACACCTTCCCGCTTGCAAATTCGACATTGGCAAACCTGACGACTGCCGATCAAGTCTTGGCGGGCGGGGCGACGTTGACCGTTACCGCCCTAACAACGGGGGGCATCACCGTTGACTGCGGGCAGGGGCCTGGCCAGTACATTGCTAATACAGCGGCGTTTACTATTACTGCCCCTGTAAACGATGGCGAATGTATTCTTCAGATCGAGAATGGATCAGGCGCGGGAGCGGTGACGTTCTCAGGGTTCTCTGAAGGGGCAAACACAGGTGACGCTTTAACGACGACGAGCGGGAATTATTTCCAAATTAGTATCACGCGCATCCATGCAAAATCCCACTATCTAATAACGGCGCTCCAATGAGAAAACTCTACATCGGCCTTCTACTTTTTTTTATGTCGGCGTTTCCTGCTGCGGCGTTGTTTTTCGCTCCGCCTCCGCCGTTATATAGGCATGTTTCGGGCGGAAGCTGCGCTGATACTTCTGTGCACATAATAACCGCAAGTGGCGCTGGGAGCGTCACCGTTCCGG